CTGGCCGGATGGCACAGCAACCGAAGCCCGCACCGCCTACGAGTTCATCGCCACACTGGCCGCCCGGCAGATAGAACCCTGCACTCACCAAGAGATGAAGGACCTCCTATCTACCCGGGCGCAAGTGTGGGGCGGGTACTACATCCACCCCCACCAGCCCGACGCGCCGTTCCTCCGGGAACTGGCCCGAACCGGCCTGTTCATCATCGAAGTAGAAGGAACCACGTGAACTTGGTCATCGCAGCGGAGACCGTCCCAATTACGGGACTGAAGCCGCACCCGAGGAACCCCCGGATCGGCAATGTGGACGTCATAGCCGACAGCCTCACCGTGAACGGGCAGTACAAACCCGTCCTCGTGAACCGCCGCAACAACACGATCCTCGCAGGCACCCACACATGGAAGGCCGCCCGCAAGCTGGGATGGCAGACCATAGCCGTGAACTACATCGACGTCACGGACGAGAAAGCCCTGCAAATCGTCCTAGCGGACAACCGGGCAGCGGACGGCGGAGTCACGGACGAGAACGGCGTCTTCGCCCTACTGGCCACCCTCCCGGACCTCACCGGCACCGGCTACGCGGCCGAGGACCTGAAACTCCCCGTGGTGGACCTCTCCGACCTGCTCGGGGATGACCCGGCAGACGGGGAAGGGGAAGCCATGGAAGGCCCCGAGGAAGCCGCAGACGTGCCCGCCGGGCCCATCACCCACCCATTCCAGATCGGGGCCGTCAAGGGCGCACTGGAGGACGGCGCCTTTACCGCATGGCGGGCGGGGCTCCCGAAGAAAAACAGCGCAGCCGCAGCCGAGGTCCTCGCCAAGCTGGGGCTCACTGAGGCCGTCACGCAGGCGCCACAGACGCCGGTCATCACCATCGAGACCGTACCCATAGACTCCCTGAAAACCTACCCGGGGAACCCGAGGCAAGGGGACGTCGGCAGGCTCATGAACAGCCTCCGCGAGCATGGACAGTTCCGGCCCATCGTGGTATCCCGCCGCACCCGCCGCATCCTCGCCGGTAACAACCTCACCCGGGCCGCCGCCCAACTGGGATGGGACCACATAGGCGTGAACTGGGTTGACGTGGACACGGACGGGGAGCGCCGCATCCTCATCGTGGACAACCGCAGCAGTGACCTCGCCGGGTACGACCCGCAGTTACTCGCCGCCGCCCTGTCCGCCATCACACCATCCTCCATGCCGGAAACCACCGGTTTCACACTGGAGGACCTGCAAGACATAATCGAGGGGAACGGGCGCACCGCAAAGCGGCAGGCCCGGGCCGAGGCCACCATCCAGATCGGCGCCGTGAAGGCCAAGATCAGGGCGGGCCTGCTGGCTGACCTGAACCTCACCCAAGGCTGGGAACTCCAAGAAGTGGCCCACCTCCTGAACATCAATCCCGAAGGAATAATTGCATGACCGCCCCCATGAGCGCCGCCGAGAAAACCCGCAAGAAGCCCGCCCGGTACAACACGGATCACAACCCGCTCCGGGGCGCCATAGGGCAGGCCATCCGGGCCATCGAGTCCGCCCACATAGCGAAGGAAATGGCGGCCCCGAAGGCCGGGCGTTGCTGCTCCGCCTGCACCACCCGCCCCCACGGGTCACGATGCGGGAACATCGCCTGCAAGTGCCACCGCTGACTTGACCCCTACCCCCCGTTAGGGATACCATCGGGGGACACCCCGCCCCATGAAAGGAACCCCATGCCATTCAGGCCACCCCGCCAGTACCCCGAGCGGATCGAATCCATGAGCACGGGCCCCTACGGGACCAGCGCGGCAGTCATCACCGTGGAAGGGCTCCTGCACTCCACCATTGGCCAGCAAGAACGCCTGCTCCACGACTTCGATGTGGAGGTCGTACTGGAAGGCCGCCGCGAGTACATAGACGAGTTCCCCAATAGCACCATGTGGAACCGTGACTTCGCGGTGCGGGTAGCCCCCCGCACCCACTACACCGAGCCCCAGCGCTGGCGGTTCCCCCGAGGCACGAGCATCGTGGACATGTGGCGCATGGTAGCCCGCCACATGACCCCGGCCATGCTCCACGAGGTCACCCGCCGGGACGACGAACTAGCCCTCCTGATCCAACGCGTCCTGCCCGTCCGTGGACCACAGGGCGCCCGGGGCCGCCGCCGCACCGGGGAGGCGGAACTTCACGAGCAGGAACTCTTAGACAACCTCATCCCCGGACGGCAGGGCATCTATGACCGCCTCCGGGCCCCCGAGTACATCACCGACGAGGCCGCCCGCCGCGCCGCCACGGAGACCGCCGCAGACCGGGCCGCCCGCGCCGTCCAGAACATGCGCGAGGCCCGCGAAAGCATGGGCATCCGGGGCATCACCCCGAACCAAGTCATCTTTGACGAAGTACCTCCCACCTCCAGAACCCCAGAACCCCAAGGAGACGCTATGCCCCCGGAAATCCGACAGCAATCGTGGTCCACCCTCATCGACGGCATGCAGCAGACCTACACCGCCATGGCGAACACGTTCACCGCCGCCGGTCAGTCCGTGGCCGAGGCCGCAGCCTTCGCCGCAAGCCCCAGCACTGAAGCGTCGCGGGCCGCCCGGGCAGCGCAGGCCGCGCCGGTCCTCCAGCTACAGGACGGCGAGAGCCGATGGTTCTCGGCCGTGGAACACCTCCAGCCCGCCCCGCTGGCCCGCGTCACCAGCGCTAACCGCTTCAAGGCCCTCTATCAGGCGCCGGGACTCATCAACGCCGAGACGTCCCGGGGACTCCTGACCACCTCCCTATTCACCACCGAGGACGGGCCCACCGAGGACACTCTCCGCGCGTCCGGCAAGCGCCTCTCGCGGTGGCTGGATGACACCTACGGGGTGACCATCCACCCGGACGCCGTCACAGCCGTTGAAACTCTCACCATCCACGCCGGGCGCCGCGCTGTGAATCAGGTCCGCGCCGAGGTCCGCCGGGCCCGCGAGGACAGGGACAATGTCCAAGCGAAGCTGGACCGCCGAATCCGCGAGGTGAACCGACTGCTGGAGCGGAACCGGGTCCTCGAAGCCCAGTTGGAGGAACCCCGCGCCACGCCCGAGCAGGAAGAAAAAGCCCGCAAGTGGGATGAATTGGTGGCCGTGGCCGCAGAATGGAATGAAGCCCCCGAGGGTGACGCCCGGGTCCGCGTGGGCAAGTTCCGGCTCCTAGTCCACTCCCTGAAAGGCGCAGCCTCCGAGGCCCCTGTGGTAGCCCCACCCGTAGCCGAGGACCTGCCCATGGGTGACGAGGCCACACTCCGCTCACCACGCAGCTACGCGGTAGTCGCCTAACCCTCCCCAAATACGGCCGCCCCTGTCACCTCCCTGTGACGGGGGCGGTCCCGTGTCGCGCCGAATCCTAAACCCCGGTTGGTGTACGATAATCGCATGTCTGACGCCATTCTCCGGTCCTCCAGAGTGCCCCTCGCGGCACTGAATCAGTACCACAAGAACGCCCGGCACGGGGACGTGAATGCCATCGCTGACTCCCTGAAGAACCTCGGCCAGTTCAAGCCCATCGTCGTCAACGTGGGAACCCACACCGGCCGCCCCGAGGAAATCCTTGCGGGCAACCACACCTTTGCCGCAGCGAAGTCCCTGAACTGGGACGAAATCGACGTAGCCTATGTGGACGTCGATGATGAGACCGCCGCGAAGATCGTCCTCGCGGACAACCGCACCTCCGACCTGTCCAGCTACGACAATGACGCCCTCGCTGACCTGCTCGGCACCCTCGGGGACTACTCCGGCACCGGCTTCACTGAGGCGGATTACACGCGCCTCCTGCCTAAGCCAGCGGCCACCGAGGATGAATGGGGCGAGATGAAGCTCCCCAATTTCGTCGTGTCCTACCAGCTTGTCTTTGACGACGAGGCGCAGCAAAAACACTGGAACGCGTACCTCCGCTGGCTGAAGTCCAACGTCCCCGGCGCCTCCATCGGCGAGCGCCTCATCGCCCACCTCGCAACGCAGGGCTTGGGGGCGGCTGAGTAGTGGCCCGGTACAAGCAGTTCATCGCGAACGACGTCTACTCCGAGGCGAAGAAACGCATACACCACATCTACGACATTTCCGATGAGGTGGTGGTGTCATTCAGCGGCGGCAAGGACTCCCTCGTCGTCCTCCACCTCGTCAAAGAAGTGGCGCAGGAACGCGGCCTCGAAAAGGTCAAGGTCAGCTTCTATGACGAGGAACTGATCCCGGACACGGTCATCAACTTTGTGGACCACTACCGGCAACAGCCGTGGGTGGATATGCAGTGGTGGGCGGTCCCCATGAAGTCCGAGAAGTTCATCCTCGGGGACGTCCGCAACTACGTCCAGTGGGACCCGAATCGGCCACACGTCCGGCCCATCCCGGACCACGCCATCACCGCCAAGGACCTGAAGCTCCCGCCGAAGACCATGGTGCCGCAATACATGATGGAGCAGTTGATCACGAAGGGCATCCCCGGGAAGGTCGCCATCCTGAACGGCATCCGGGCGAGCGAGTCCATGACCCGCCTCCGCGCCTCCATCAATAAGCTCAATGAGAACTACATCAACAAGGGAAAGTTCCCGAATGTGGTCTTCTGCAAGCCGATCTTTGACTGGTCGGAAGATGACGTTTTCAAATACTTCTACGACAACGGCATCTCCTACTGCCCCCTGTATGACGCTCAGGCCATCGTCGGCGGCGGGCTCCGCGTCTCCACTCCGCTGCACTCCCAGTCCGCCAAGCGCATCGGCAACTGGCGGGAACTGGACCCCGATTTCTATGACCGGATCATGGACGTCTTCCCCGAGATGGAAGTGCAGGAGCGCTATTACCGGGAGTACGACCAGGAGGGCCTCGCGGACGAGTACGGGGAATCGTTCCTGACCGTCCGCCGGTACATCGACAAGTACATTGACGACCCGATCCAGAACCGGCTGGCCCACTCCAAACTGGAGTTGGTCATGACGTCCAGCAAGGACCCCCGCAAGAAGGACGCTTACCCGCCCCGCTACGTGATCAAGCAGTTCATCACCGGCGGCTATAAGCGCGGCATCCTGCCGCTGGGTGAAGCGGAGAAGAAGGCTTACAGAGAGAAGGCAAAGAAGTGACCGAGCAGAACCCGGACCCGATTGACCAGATTACTTGGGTGGACGCCGCCACGCTCCACTCCAACCCGTGGAACCCTAACCGGGTCCACAAGCGGGAACTGGCCCTACTGGAACACTCCCTCCTGTCCACAGGGTGGATTCAGCCCGTCCTCGTGAACCCTGACGGCCTCGTCATCGACGGCTTCCACCGCTGGCGCCTATCTCAGGATTCCGACCGCGTGAAGGCCCGCTACGGCGGCCGCGTCCCGGTGGCCGTCATCGACGTGGACCGCCCCGGCGCCATGCTCATGACCATCCGAATCAACCGGGCGAAGGGCACCCACGTGGCCCTTGACATGTCCGCCATCGTCCGGGAATTGCTGGAAGACCACGGCTACCCGGCCAAGAAGATCGCTCAGGAGATGGGCGCCTCCATGGACGAGGTCAACCTGCTCTCGCAGCAGGGCGTCTTCGCGGTCAAGGACATTCCGAACCACAAATACTCTCAGGCGTGGTACCCGGCTGAGGACGGCCTCACGGCTGAGGAACGAGGGTCCTTTGAGTCGCAGGTTTGACAGCGAGGAATACCTTCGCGAGTGGCAGGACCATGACGTCTACCCGGCCATCCATGACGCCATTTACCGGGCCATTGAGGATCACACGGGGGAGGGGGAGAAGGTCATCGACCTCGGCGCCTCCACCGGCCTCCTGACCCGGCGCATGGTCGCTGGCGGCCGCCGCGTCGTCCCGGTGGAGCCCCATGGGCCCAGTAGGGCACGAGGCGCCGTCTTCGGCACGTGGGAGGGCTTGGAAGTCCACGCCCAGCCCATTAGCGCCTCCGCCGGTATTGAGCCTTTCAGGGCCCTTCTGGAGGACGAGCGGCCCACGGTCCTCGTCGCCCGCCGGGTCTTCCCTGAAATCTATGAGTCCACGGAACTCGTCCGCACCGGCATGTGGCAGACGTTCCTTGACGTCCTGAACGAGTCCGCCGTGGAACTCATCGTCCTTGAAGGCCGGAAGTTTTCCAGCCGAACCACCCATCCCCTCGGGCATGTGGAGCGCGAAGTGGCCGCCCTCGGCAACCACTGGCGAGTCCTCCACCTCTGGGGAGAAGTCGCCGTATTGGAGAAGGTGTAATGCCCCGCACGTCCGAGACGCCCGGCCACTCCGTAGTCGGCCGGGCATCCAAGCTCACCCTGCCGAAGCTGAAGCAGTTGATTCAAATCCTCAGCGGCGGCAACTACGTGGCGACGGCCTGCCAGTTCACGAACATCGGCCGCTCCACCTTCGACGGCTGGCGGGACCGGGGCATCCTCGAAATGGAGCGCGTGAAGGAACTGCCCAAGGCTGACTTTGCCGCGCTCTTGGAGAAGTTCGATGACTCCGAGAAGGGCGGCGTGGAGTACATGTGGTCGCACTGCCCCGCCCACTTTGAGGCCCGCGAGTGGCCTTACGTCGTCATGGCCATCCACACCGACCGGGCCCGCGCCGTGGCGGAGATGAGGGCCCTCGGCATCGTCACATCCGCCTTCGGTGATCACTGGCAGGCCGCAGCATGGTTCCTCGAACGCACCCGCCCGGACCAGTATGGGAACCGTGGCCGCCTCGCCGTGGAAGGCGTGGAAGGTGGCGCCCCCATCCAGACGAAGACCGTGGTGTCGCTGGATGAGCTTGAACGCAAGCTAGACAGCATCCTCTAGTGCCCGTAGACGCACTGGACCGGCTCCTTGCCTTGGACCCCATGGCGAGGCGTGCCGTCATGACCAAGCTCACCCAGCCGGAGCGCCTGACCCTCTTGGGCGCCATCGAGTTCCGGCAGTCGAACCCGTGGATCAAGTACCAAGGGGACCCGGTGGGCTTCGTGCAGCAGGGCCTCGGGGAAACCATCTGGAGCAAGCAGGTGGAGATTCTGGAGTCCCTACGGGATAACAAGCGCACCGCCGTATCCGCCTGCCACGCGCCGGGCAAGACCCACCTCGCGGCCCGCATCGTCGCCTATTGGGCCACCGTGTACCCTCCCGGCACCACGAAGATCATCACCACGTCCACGACGTACCGGCAGGTGAAGAATGCCCTATGGCCCCACATCCGTCGCATCCAGCGGGATAAGGGCCTGCCCGGCTGGACTAACCCGACGGAATGGAAGATCGGGGACCTCGGGGAACTCGTCGCTGAAGGCATCAAGCCGCCGGACCACCAAGAAGCAGCCCTGAACGGCTACCACGCGCCCAACATGCTCATCCTCGTGGATGAGGCCGGTGGTATCTCGCCGTCCTTCGGCCGTGACCTTGAAGCGCTGACCACCGGTGTCAACACGAAGATGGTGATCCTCGGGAACCCGCCGGTGGACGCCGAGCGGACATGGTTCGAGGGCATTTGTGCCAGCCCGAACTATAACCACATCGAAATCAGCGCCTTCGACACCCCGAACTTCACCAAGGAGAAGACGGACATGTGCGCCTCTTGCCCTGAAGGGGTGCCCGCGCATGAAATCGCGCAGCACCTCGTGGATGAGCTTTGGGTGCAGAACCTCGCCGCAGAATTTGGCACCGACTCCGCGTTCTACAAGGCCCGCGCACTGGCCAAGTTCCCCCGCGATAACGCGTCCAAGACCCTGCCCATGTCATGGCTGGAACTGGCGCACCAGAACGAACTTGAGACCGGCACCGAGCGGATCATGCTCGGCGTGGACATTGCCTCCGACGGCGGCGATGAGTTCGTCATCGCGAAGGCGGATGGCTGGAAGCTCACCATCGAATACTCCAAGTCAGGAGCCGATAACGAGTCCAGCGTGGACGTCGCCGGGAAGATTCTGGAGTACATCCGGGAGGCCGAGCGGGTCCACGAGCAGCGCGGCATCGCGGAGCCCGTCCGGGTCAAGATCGACTCCATTGGCGTCGGCTGGGGCGTGGTGGGGCTCCTGAAGCAGTGGCGCAAGGAGAACAAGATGCAGGCCGAAATCGTGGGTGTGAACGTGGCCGAGCGTGCCCGGGACTCGGTCAAGTTCTCCAGCCAGCGCTCGGAGATGTGGTGGAACTTCCGCCAACTGATCCAGCCGGACCCCAAAAACGACGGGGAGCCCGTCCTGCACATCGCCACGTCCCTGAAGGAGATGGCGCAGTTGAATGCGCCCGCCTACAAGACGGACTCCGCCGGACGTATTCAGATCGAGTCCAAGGACTCCATGAAGAAACGCGGCGTCGGCTCCCCTGACCGGGCCGAGGCCATGCTCCTTTGCGTCTATGAGCCCGTCGTCAAAACGCAGCTGGTCGCACCCGTGGGGCTCACCCGCGCCAACCCGTGGGACGCTCTCCGCAAGTAGCGCGGGGTCGCTACAAAAACGCCGTATTTGGGGGGTCGTTTTTGTAGCGCACCCATGCCAAAAAAGAATTTGGGAGATGGACTTGCGCCGGCCTAACAGTCTGTTATATAGTCGTCTTATCAGCAGGGCAGCCCGCCCCGCTCACTAGGCCAAGGAGGCCCCCGATGAACACCCAGAACACCCCCACCGCAGAGTCCATGAAGTCCACGAACTCCTACTACGAGGGCAAGGTCTGGTTCACCAAGGAGCGCGACGATTACGGCCGCACCGTCCGCCGGGTCAAGGCCATGAAGGGCGGCGAGATGCTGACGCTGGGCGTGGTGGTATGCGTCCCCCGCTGGACCGAGGACCTCCGCGAGAAGCACGGCATGGAGCGCTACTTCACGAACGACTACATCAAGGGCGAGGAACTCCGCAAGGCTGGCGATCTGGGCAGCAAGGAACACATCACCCAGCACAAGACGCTGAAGCTGGCACTGGCACAGTGGGGGTGCGGCTCCAAGGAGTACGAGCGCTACCCCTACGAGGGCTAGGACCCAAGGGCCCCCGGAACCCCGGGGGCCCTCCGTTAGGTACCTAACCCCGGTTATGGTACCTTTGGGGTGTAGAACCCCGCAATGACTAGGGAGAGTCATGAGAACCCCGAAAGTAACAAGCTTCACCGAGGCCGCAGTGCAGCGGGCCATGGACGAGAAGGCCGCCAAGTGGGGCGCCCCCGCCGGATACTATTCCGTGGACACCCGGGCCCTCGTGGTGGACAAGTTCCGCCAAATCTGGCGCGTCAAGGTCCGCCTCTTTGGCGGCACCGTCTTCCACTTCGAGGACATAGTGTTCGCCAAGCAGGGCTATGAATCCGACGGCAGGATCATCTATCACACGCTGGCGGAACACATCATGACCCCGCAGCTAGCCGAGAAAATGTTCCACATCGACGCCCGCTACCCGCAGACCAGCAGGCAGGCATACGCGAAGTGGGGGCACAAGTGACCGCCGTAGTGAATCTGGACGAGTTCATGCCCGTGCCCCTGCCGGAGCCTGAACCCGAGGTCATCGACATGGCCATGGAAATCGTGGCCGATGACGTAAAGTTCCAGCGTGACCAGATAGCCAAGCGCGGCCGACGGCACGCGTGGAAGGCCCGCCCCATGCGGAACCTCACCGCACGGATAGCGGAAGCCGCAAATTCCAAGGACCCCTACGGGTCCCTGATGACGTACCTCGATGAACTCACGTTCCTAGAAAACGAGCTACGTCAAGTAATGCAGACAGTCCGTGAAATCACGGGCGACGACGTCTGAACCATCACCACGAAAGGACACCGACCACACATGGCCGGAGAGACCACCATCACCGTCATTGGTAACCTCACCAATGACCCTGAGCTTCGATTCACCCCCGGCGGCGACGGGGTAGCAAACTTCACCATCGCCTCCACCCCCCGCACCTTCGACCGTCAGGCGAACGAGTGGAAGGACGGCGAGACCCTGTTCCTCCGCGCCTCCGCATGGCGGGAACTCAGCGAGAACGTAGCTGAGTCCCTCGTGAAGGGCATGCGCGTCATCGCGAGCGGCAAGCTGAAGTCCCGCAGCTACGAGACCAAGGAAGGCGAGAAGCGCACCGTCATCGAACTGGAGGTCGAGGAAATCGGCCCCAGCCTGAAGTACGCGACCGCCAAGGTGCAGCGCACCCAGCGCACCGGCCAGCAGGGCGACAGTGGCGGCTTCGGCGGCGGACAGCAGGGCGGCGGCTTCGGAGGTGGCCAGCAGCAGGGCGGCGGCTTTGGCGGCCAGCAGGGCGGCTTCGGCGGGCAGCAGCAGCCACAGGGCGGCGGCGGTTGGGGCGGACAGCCTCAGACGCAGGTAGCCGATGACCCGTGGGCCACGCCCGGCGTGCAGCAGAACCCGAATGCCAACGGTTGGGGCACCCGGCCGCAGGGCCAGCCCGGCGCACAGGTCGCACAGTCCCAGCCACAGGGCGGTTGGCAGCAGCCGCAGCAGGGCCAGCAGCCCCCGCAGCAGCAGCAGAACCCTAACGGCGGTTGGGGCGGCCAGCCCCAGCAAGGCCAGCAGGGCGAGCCCCCGTTCTAACAAGGTGTTGACACCTAACCGCAGTTAGGTGTAGCGTCTTCATCAAGCCCTCACCGGCGGGAAATCTTCCCCCAAGTAAGACCCGCCGGTGGGGGCGCCCCTTTAATCCACAGATAACATTCAGTTAGGAAATCACCGTGACTCAGCACCCGATCCCCGCAGCAAACCACACCACCCTGAACGAGGCCCCGGCCCGCAAGAAGTCCCGCAAGCTCCCCCTCATCATCACCGGCGTAGCCGTAGTGGGGCTCATGCTGGGATCATGCGGCGTCATGGCGGGCCCCAAGGACGGCGCAAGCCCCGCCCCCGCAGTCACCCAGACCGTGACCGCCGAGGCCGCACCGGCCGCCACGACGGCGCCGACCACTGACCCCTTCGACAAGATCAAGTCCATGGGCGGCTCCGACATTATGAGCGAGGCATACCTGAAGACCGTCCGCGAGCAGCACCCCCAGACGGTCACGTGGACCGATGAGAAGTTGCTGGAGGCACCCAAGGCCATCTGCGCCCGAGTGGAGGCCGGAGAGACCCCGGGCAAGGTCCTCATGTCCATGCTGGACATTTCCGGCACGGCGGCCGCTGAGGAACAGAACAAGCTCAACGGCGCATATCTCGCCGGTGCCGCGTTCATCTGCCCGGACGTCATGAAGAACGCCAACACCACCCCCTAACCGCCGTTAGGTAAGGCCGTTTCCCCGGCGAGTCGCAGGGGAAGAAAAGGCGCCCGCAATCATAGGCTGACAGCCGAGATTGTAGGCGCCTTTCCCTTTGTCCCCACCCGGGGCCATAACCACGGTTAGGCGCACCGATGGTAAAGGACGCGCATGGCCGACGACATGAAAGAGCTTGGCAATTCCGGGCTGAAGATCAGCGGCGGGCAGGTAGGCGAGGAAGCGCTCCTAGCCCTCCGAGGCCCCCAAGGGCGCCGCACGCTCCGCGAGATGGCGGACAACTGCCCCATCACCGGCGGCGTCCTGTTCGCCTTTGAGCAGACCCTCAACCGGCTGGACTGGCACATCGAGCCCGGCCCGGACGCGGAAAAGGACGATGAGGCCACGGCGGAGTTCGTTCAAGGCGCCTTCGATGACATGTCCGACCCGTGGGGCACCACCCTGTCCTCCATCATGTCGTGCGGCATCTACGGCTGGAGCTTCCACGAAATCGTGTATAAGAAGCGCAACGGGCTCAGTGATGACCCGACCCAGCGCTCCGCCTTTGATGACGGCAAGATCGGCTGGCGGAAGTGGCCTATCCGGGCACAGGACTCCCTCATCTCATGGCTGACTGACCCTAACGGCGGCGTCCAAGGCATGCGGCAGATGACCGACATGGGCGGCGACGTCACTATCCCCATCGAGAAGGCCCTCCTGTTCCGCACGAACACGGCGAAGGGCTCCCCCGAGGGCCGCTCCCTGCTCCGCAACGCGTACCGGTCCTACTACTACAAGAAGCGCATCGAGGAAATCGAAGCCATCGGCATCGAACGTGACCTCGCTGGCCTGCCCGTGGCCTACCTTGACCCCGAGTTCCTTTCCTCCACAGCCACCCCCGGACAGGTTGAGGTCCGGCAGGCCGTCACGGAAATCGTCCAGAACATCAAGCGGAACGAGATGGAAGGCGTCCTGTTCCCCCTCGCGTACAACGATCAGGGCAACCAGATCATCAAGCTCGAACTCCTGTCATCCGGCGGGTCCCGGCAGTTCGACACGGACAAGATCATCGCCCGGTACAACCAGCAGATCGCCATGTCCGTACTGGCTGACTTCCTCTTGCTCGGCCATGAAGGCGTGGGCTCCCAAGCCCTCGGCGCCTCCAAGATCGACCTCTGGCTTATGGCCGTGGAAGCCATCGCCAAGAACGTCGCGGACGTCGTCAACCAGCACGCCATCCCCCGCCTCCTTCGCCTGAACGGCATGGACACCACGAACCCGCCCCGCCTCGTGTACGGCGAGGTAGGCCACCTTGACCTGAAGCTCTTTGGAGACTTCATCAAGTCCATGGCCGACGCCGGAGTCATCACCCCGGACGCCACCTTGGAGGACTTCGTCCGCGAGAAGGCGAACCTGCCGCAGGCTGACGTGGATGAGACCGAGGACATGGGCGCAGACCCGCAGATCACCCCGGAGATGGCAGCAGCCGCAGCCCTCGCCGCCGCCGGTGGCCAGCAGCCGCCGCAGCCGCCCAAGCCCGGACAGCCGAAGGTAGACCCGGCAGATGCCGCAGCAGTGGAAGGCGAGGCCGGTGAGCTTGACCCAAGCGCGGCGTGAGCCCGTGGCTAAGGCCGCTGGCGGCGAGGTCCTCATCACCCGGATCATCAATAACGCATGGGCGAAGCTGGCTGACTTCGTCCGCACCCCCACGGGCACGGCAGCAGCCGAGCTAGGGGCGGAGCAGTTCATCCACACCGCCCCTTGGGGTGAGTGGATGGCGGCACTGTCCGCCGTCCGCAAACCCATGGCACAGGGCATCGCAGCAGGCTTCGTGACCGGCGCGGAGGAACTGACGGGCATTACCGCCCGGGCGGAGTTCAACGCCGTAGACGCCCTCTCAAAGCGTTACGCGGAAACGCAGGCCGGGAAGCTCATCAAGGCCATCGGGGACACCCAGCGGGACACAATCCGCGGAGTCCTCGGCGGCGCCCTTGGCGGGCAGTACACCACCTACGAGGCCGCCATGAAGATCAGGGACACCATCGGCCTCCATCCCGCATGGGCTCAGGCCGTCGTGAACCACCGCGAGCGCATCTTCGCGTCCGCCATCAAGGACGGGAAGACCCCCGCAGCAGCCACCGCACTCGCTGACCGGAAGGCCGCCCAGTACAGCAAGAAGCTCATCAAGCGCCGGGCCGAGAACATCGCCCGCACGGAGACCATCACGGCCGAGAACCTCGGCCGGTACGCCTCATGGGTGGACGCCGTGGACGGCGGAGTCATGTCCAAGTTCTCCCGCAAGGAGTGGAACGCCGAGGTGGGGGACGCCTGCGAGAAGTGCCGCGACATAGACGGCGAAACCGTGCCATGGGACCAGCCATTCAGTAACGGCGTCCTCATGCCCCCGGCTCACCCCGGTTGCCGGTGCAGCACATCCACCCTGCCCCCCATGCTGGCGCCCGGCGAGCCCGGATACGACCCGGAACTGGATGACCCGGATTACCTGTACGGGGCGGACTACCAGCAGCGCACCGGCTGGCAGCCCCTCAGCCAGACCCGGCCGAATGTGCAGGGTGTCCAGATCAAGGAACCGTCCGCCATCATCACCGGCCGCCGGACCCCCTACTCGCTGGATAACACCCGGCACCTGTCTGATGACGAACTGGACGCCCTCATCATCGAGCACTCCGAGGACCCGGACGCCCTCGACAATGTGCTGGAAGTCATCGACCAGCGCGAGGCGGAGCGCAAAATGTGGGGGAACTCCCCGGACACGCAACCGGCCAAGTACAACACCGTCGCTTGGAATGACCCCTCGCCAAAAACGAACCCGGCAAAAATGAAGGCCCGGAACTTGGACCGCGAGGAACAGGTGGCGGAGCAATTCGACGCCTACGTTGCAACGCAATACGCGCACGCGCTGGAGTACACGGCAGGCAATTTCCTGAACGCCAAACACGCGGCCGAGGCAGCGTCCCGGGGCCTCACCTCCGAGACCATATTCCTCGTGCCCGGGAAGACGGCAAAGAAGTTTGCCAGCGAGGAACTCCTTGCGTTCTGGGAGGAAAACGGCCGCCACTCATACACGTCCTACCGCTACCAAATGTTCAACATGCCCAGTGACCGGAGCGCAGCGGAAACCGTCCGCCGCCTCGGCTGGCAAGGGAAGGCGCCAAGTGCCGACAGATCAACTTTCTGAACCGACGGACCCGATCCAGCTGGAGGGGTACCGGGCCTACCAAGCGCATCAGGGGATGGCCGCAAATCCGTACCCATGGGCCGAGCAGGACAAATGCATCGCATGGAACCGGGGCCGCGCTTGGGCCCGCACAGACAGAGCGCGTGAATTGCGCCGAACACCTACCAAAGATGGAGCTACAGCATGACCACTCGCAAGATCACCCTCCCCAAAGACGAGGCCATCGCCTTCGCAAAGTCCATCCGTGAGGACTACTCATGGGATGAAGTTGAGGCCGTCGGCGCCGCCGTGCTGGAGGTAACCGCAGCCCTCCTTGACGACGGCAGCTATGACGTCACCGTGGCACCCCCCACCGGCGTCATGGTCGGATGGTTCCTTGATGACTGGACCGCGTCCAAGATCGCCCTCCCCGGCGGTGAACCCATGCAGGACCTCCACGTCACACTGGCCTACCTCGGGGACGCGTCCGCCATGACCCTTGATGACCAGCGCAGGCTCATCGGAATCGTCTCTGAGGTCACCAACCGGCACTCTGCCATCACGGGCACCCTGAACGGCATCGGCCGCTTCAGCGCCCAGCAGGACGCGGACACCGAGCCCCTGTGGGTTGGCGTGAACCTCCCCGGCCTCCAGTCACTCCGCGCTGACCTCGTGGAAGCCCTCCTTGCCTCCAAGCTCCCGGTGGAGACCAAGTTTGACTTCCACCCCCACATCACCGTCGCGTACATCCCGAAGGATCAGGAGACGCCGAAGGTCACGGTGGACCCGTACGAAATCCGTCTCGGGGCCCTCACCGTCGCCATCGCCGGGCAGCGCCACGCCATGCCCCTCGTGGATGACGAGTCGATGCCGCACGTGGAACAGTTCCTCGGCGCCGCCTACCGGCCGGACCTCACGAAGGCCGTGGGCACCATGGATGAGGAACGGTTCACCCTCGGCCCTTGGTACGTCCCCAACCAGCTTGACGCGCACGGGGAATGGACCGATCCGGCGGAGATTCAGAAGGCCCTTTGGGGCTATGTGGAGAACGCCGACCGCGAGATTCGACTCCAGCACAACGTGGACATTCGCGCCGGTCGCTGGGTGGAGGCCATGACGTGGCCCTTTGAGGTGGAGGTCCCCTTGACGAAGGCTGACGGCACGGTCATGAACTACAAGTACCCGGCAGGCACCCCGTTCCTTGGTGTCATTTGGGACGAGTGGGCATGGGACCTCGTGAAGGCCGGGAAGCTTCGCGGCTACTCCATCGGCGGGACCTCAGACCGGCTCGAAGTAGACTTGCCGGGTGCCCCCAAGACTGACTGATCACCAACGCCGCCTCCGTACCATCACGGAGGCGGCGTGGCAATCCAAGGTCCAAGACCTCCTGACCCTGTACGGCTGGAAGTGGTACCACGCGCCCAATAACCGGCCGGGCCGGGGCGGGTATGTGCAGAACATCAAGGCCGGGTACCCGGACATTACGGCCGCCCGGGGGAAACGCTCCCTGTACGCGGAACTGAAGACCGAGACGGGGCGCACGACGCCGGAGCAGGATGAGTGGTTGGCGGCCATGGCTGAGGCCGGGCACGAGACCTATGTGTGGCGGCCACGGGACATAGATGAGGTCATTACCATCTTATCATCGCAGTGGAAAAACGAGAAGGCGGCTTGACCTAACCGGGGTTAGGTGTCACACTTGGTGGACGGCGCCCGTTAGGACGGCGCCCCAAGTTAGGAGACCCCCATGGCTGAGTGCCAAAAGCGGAACGATAAATGCGTCTGCGCCAAGAACCCTGACCACCGAGGGCAGCACCAATGCATGTGCGGACAGACGTGGATGGGCCGCTCCGCCTCACTGGACCCCAATGAGCATGACCTCATGGCGAACCTCAAAGACGTAGTGGAACCCGAGGGCGCCAAGCTGGAGGAAATGAAAGCGGAATCGCTCCGCATGTGCGCCCTCATCCGAGGCGTCTTTGGTGTGGAGCATGACGCCGCCCACGCCGCCATCAACAGCTTCAAGTTCTCCTGCCAGATGCACGCCGAGCGGTCAGGGAAGACCGAGGCCCAGTACATGGACGACCTCACCCCCGAGGAATGGGCCCTCCTGCTAGGCGCATGCGTCGGCGCCGTCATGACCGTGGGCGGCAACGTGGGCCTCGTAGTGGAGGAACGTGACGAAGATGGCGAGTAACCACGTCTGCCAAGAGTGCTGGACCGTCCCCGTGGAATACCGGGGCGGGTACTGCGATAACTGCCGCGAGGCGTACTGGGTCGATGGCGGCTGGGGCGGCTCTGACGACGGCGTATGGGGCCCCGCAGCCGGGGACCCGTGGTGCGCCAAGTGCGCCAACCGGAAGGTCTACTTCAAGGGCGATTGGTGCGATGACTGCCTCCCGCCACTCCGGGGCTCCAGCGGGCGCGGCTACAGTCACCACGGCTCACGCCTGCCCAGCACGTGGACCATCCCCAAGGCCAAGCCCATCCGGGTACCGAACTGGGAGGATGAAGTCACGTTCATCCCCGCCGCGCGAGGTGCCGCGCGAGGTAAGGTGACGACGTGATCACCGACATTTACACGGATGCCAGCATCGCCACCAAGGGCCACACTGCCGGGCATGGCTGGGTGGTAGTCCATGACGTGCCCCGCTATCACGTGACCGTGGGATTCAGCCACAAGGACCACCTCAAAGGGCTGTTCAACTCCGTGGTGTACGCGGAACTGAAGGCCATGGAGAAGGGCATCAAGGCGGCACGCGAGACCAAGGATGACATGTTCGGCGCCATCCTCTGGTCGGACTCCGAGGACGCTCTGGGCATGGTGGAATCCCCCGTGTATCACCCAAACCTCCAGAAGGCTTACAGCCCGGTCCTGTCCTACATCCGGCGCGAGGTGAAGGCTAACCGGCTCAAGCTCTCATGGGTGAAGGGTCACGGGGATGACCCCTATAATGACGCGGCTGACCGGCTGGCCGTCCTGTCCCGCCGTAACCGCGAGTACGGGCTCCCCCGGGATCACTCCCACACCATGGCCGCCCGCGTAGCTCAGGAGCTAATCGACTGGCACACGAAGGCCACCCATCAGGGGAACCCGGACAACATAGCCCTCCACCGGGCATCCAAGGAACCGCTCTGCCGCTCCTGCCGCCGGGCCCTCCACTCCATGCAGCTAGAAGCCACCGGCAGATAACCCCCACAGCCCCCATATAGCCCCCAATGCCCCCGGTACACCACCGGGGGCATTCCTATGTCGCCACGACCCCGGCGTGTCGCCAAGCGGGCGCACAAGGCCCCGAATATAGATTCCTTTCAGACAGCCCCCGGCATGGGGGTCCCTGAACCCGGAAGGAATGCCTCGTGCCCCAGCAGCCCGCAGCCGACAAGAAGCATCGCAAGATGGTCGGCCTGAACGTTGTTGAGACCTCCGGCGTAGACCACCCGGCCCACCTCCATGAGGGATGGGTCGTGTGCAAGTCCGCTCCAGCGGCACGAGTCGAGGACGCCTTCGGCTCGCTCAACACGACAAAGGAGGCACCCGTGCCCACCATTATCAAGAACGCTGAGGGCGTAGAAGTCACTCAGGAGCAGTACGACGCCGTCGTAGCTGAACTGGCAGCCAAGGCCGAGGCAGAAGCAGGCGCCGAGCCCGAGGGTGCAGCCCCGGCAGCAGCAGAGCCCGCAGCCCCCGCAGCAGCCCCGGCCGCTGACGAGGACGCAGACTTTGCCAAGGCCCTCGCCTCCGCACCGGAAGCCGTGCAGGTATTCCTCGCCAAGGCAGCAGCAGACGCCGCAGCCGCACGTGAGGAAGTCCAGAAGGAACGCGATGCCCGCCTTGACGGTGAAGCCATCGCCAAGTCCCGCGAGACCTTCAAGAACCTCGCCTTCGACCACGCGACCTTCGCCCCGGCACTCCGCCGCGTCGAGGCCATCGCCCCGGCCGTGGCTAAGTCCATCACTGAGGTCCTGAAGGCCGCAGAAGGACAGCTTGAATCCGGCGAGGTCATCACCAAGGAACTCGGCACCACGGCATCCCCGGCAACTGGCACCTCGAAGCTGGACATTGCCGCCGCCGACCTCGTGAAGTCCGGCGTCGTCCCCACCCACGCACAGGGCATCGCCAAGGCCCTCGAAATCGACCCGAGCCTGTACTCGGAGTTCACCGCCAACAAGGAAGGCAAGTAAGCCATGGCCTACGAAGAAGCACTGGTTACCATCTCCCGCCCCGCAGGCGTGGACCTCGACGGTGCCAGCGACAAGTACACCGGCGTGAAGCTGAACGGCTCCGCAGCCGTCGTGAAGTTCGCCGCCATCACGGACGCACCGTTCGGCGTGCTTCAGGACGCCCCCAAGAGCGGTGACCCTGCCCGGGTAGCCATCTCCGGCGTCTCGAAGGTCCGCGCCGGTGCAGCCATTGGCGCAGGAGTCGAGTTCTCGTTCTCCGCCGCTGGCCTCGCCGTCCCGGCAGCCTCCACCAGCTACGTCGTGGGCACCACGCTCTCGGCCGCCGGTTCCAGCGGGGAAATCATCTCCGCCGTCATCGATCCCATCTCCGCCCGCATCAAGGCGTAGTCACCCCCAACTAGGAAAGGAGGCGTCGTGCCCGAACACATTGACGCCCTGCTCACCAACATCTCGGTGGCGCACATCCAGACGCAGGACAAGTACATCGCCACGAAGGTCTTCCCGATCATCCCGGTGACTAAGCAGTCCGGCCTGTACCTGAAGTACAAGCAGGAGGATTGGTTCCGCGACGAGGCCCAGAAGCGTGCGGACTCCACCGAATCCGCTGGCTCCGGCTACGAGGTCGGCTCGGACTCCTACCGTGCGGACGTTTACGCGTTCCACAAGGACGTCGGCGACCAGATCAAGCAGAACTCTGACGTTCCGCTTCAGCCCCTCGCAGATGCAGCCCGCTTCGTCGCTGGCCGCATGCTCATCCGTCAGGAACGCCAGTTCGTTTCCGACTACCTGAAGACCGGCGTATGGGGCACCGACCTCACCGGCGTCGCAGGCACCCCGGGCGCCGGACAGTTCCGCCAGTTCGATGAACTGGGAACCTCCGACCCGATCCTGACCGTCGAGGACGTCAAGGACACCATCTCCCGCAAGACCGGCTTTGACGCCAACACGGCCGTCCTCGGCTCTGACGTCTACAAGGTTCTGAAGAACCACCCGGACATTGCGGACCGCATCAAGTACACCTCCAGCGAGAACGTGACGCTGGACCTCGTGGCCCGCCTGCTCGAAATCGACCGAGTGTTCGTCATGAAGTCCATCTTCAACACCGCCCCCGAGGGCAAGGCCGGTACCTACGACTACAACTTCGCCAAGGACCTCTGGGTCGGCCACGTTGCAGACGCCCCGGGCCTGCTCACCCCCTCGGCCGGTTACACCTTCGCATGGGACGGCGTATCCGACGGTCAGGGCCTGACCATCGGCACCACGCAGTTCCGCATGCAGAACCTCCGCGCTGATCGCGTCGAGTCCCAGTCCGCTTGGGACAACAAGATCGTCGCCCCGGAACTGGGTGTCTACCTCTCCGCAGTAGTCAAGTAACACCAGCTTCACCACCGAGGCCCCGCCCCACCTAACCGGGGCGGGGCCTCACCCATACCACCCCCAAACCTTTAGGAGCCCCCCATGGCAAGCTACGAGAACATCACCCACCTGACCGTCCAGAACCTCCGCGTCCTCGGTGACGTGGAACTGCCGGACGGCACCATTCCCGAGCCCGCCACGGTGGAGGCTGTGGAGCCCGTGGAAGCCCCGGCGCCCCTGCCCGAGAAGCTGACCATGGTAGCCCTTGGGGAGTACCTTGAAGCGCTCACCACGGCCCTCGTGACCGCCGGTGTCCTGAAGAACCACGAGGGCGCTAAGGGCACTGTGGAGGCCGCAGAGTAATGACCCTCATCCAAGTGCGGGTACACCGCCCCTCGGACACGGGAACCATCCCGGCCGGGGGACAGTTGGAGTGGACGCCCACAGCGGCAACGTCCCTGCCGACGTCTCCCGTCACTGTGATCCTCCCTGCCCCTTTCACGGTGAATCTCACAGATGATATAAACGAGTTCACCGCCATCGAGACCGGCCCCACATGGGCATGGCGCGTCGTGGAAACCTTCCCCGGGCAGCCCCAGAAAACCCGGCACGTCCTCGTCACCGGCGAGGGCCCCGTGGACTACACCACCCTGCCCAGCGTGGACCCGGCAACGCTGGAACCCGCAGCCCAGCCCGACGTGCCCGTATGGTACGCCTACGTGGACGCACTGGAGGCCGAGGCGGCACGCTCCGCCGACGCCGCAGACCTCGCCAAGGCGGCCGCACTCGCAGCGCAGGCATCCGCGACGGGTAGCGCCACGGCAGCGTCCCAGTCCGCAACGAACGCGGCAGCCCGGGCAGTGGAAGCGGGAACCTCCGCATTCAACGCCGGGTCCTCCGCCGCGTCCGCAGCCGGGCACGTCACCACAGCACAGCAGGCAGCCAGTAACGCGGCCGCCTCAGTGGTCACAGCGTCAGGGCACGCCACCAACGCGGGCACGGCAGCCTCGGCAGCATCCACGGCGGCCGGTGTAGCGTCCGGCCACGCCACGGCCGCAGCGGGCAGCGCAACGGCAGCAGCAGGCAGCGCGTCCGCATCCCAGACCGCCCGCCTCGGGGCCGAGGCAGCACGGGACCGGGCGGAACTCGTGGCGACGGCGTTCACCATCGGGGACGTCTTCACCTCCGAGCCCGGCGCCCCCGCCTCAGCAGTCATCCATGGGGAAGGCCCCTTCAGGGAACTCGACCTCACCCTCCCCCGGGGAGTACAAGGCCCGCCCCTAGCCGCCTATGTGGCGGATACGGTCACGGGCCCGGAAACCCCGGGAGCCACCGGCATGCAGGGCGCGAAGGGTGACAAGGGAGACCCGGGCCCATGGACCACGGGAACCGCCCTCGTCGCTGAAGACCTGAACACCATCCAAACCCCGGGGCAGTACCGGCAATTCTCCGCAGCCAACGCCACCCCCGAACGGAACTACCCCTTCGCGTCCTCCGGCTCCATTGAGGTCATGGCAGGGCAGTCCGCGACGGAACTGCTTCAGCGTGCCACCCCCTACTCGGGGAACAGCGCGGCCGGGCGCATGATGGCACTCCGCCGCTTCGGTTCCGCAGTGTGGTCCTCGTGGTCCATGTTCCGCTCTACCCGCCTTGACCAGACCGCAGGCCGGGCCATTTACGCGTGGGATGAGCAGAACAACCGGGACCAGCTTGTGTATGGCGATACGGGGTTTCGGCAGTTGACGCTGGAGAACGGTTACCTTGGAGGGCTCTACATTCGCCGCGTGGGTCCCATGGTGAACCTGACGGGGACCATCACCCGCCCGGTCGGTGGATCACTCAACGGGACCTTCTACTCGCAGATTCACATCGGGTTCCGCCCGCAAAACAGCAACTGGGTACACCACCCGGTCAGGCACAGCAATAACGCGTCATGGTTTAGCTTCTATCGGAAGTACACCGAGTACACATTTGAGAACTCCACCGGGGACAATGACGCGGCGCAGGTCCGCATCGACGTCACGTGGATGACGACTGATCCATGGCCCACCACCCTGCCGGGCATAGCGTCCGGCACTATTCCGAACCTGTAAGGGGGAATCATGGTATTCACACCAGCAGACCCGACCAAGGCTGAGGTCAAGGTCATCCAGAACGGCAACCAGCTTGGCTTCGACTTCTACATCCCCCGGGGCGCGAAGGGTGAACCGGGCAACCTCGGCGCACCCATCCAGATCGCCGCAGGCACGGACTGGAACACGCTCACCACATCGGGGCTCTACTGGACCCTTGGGGGCGACTACTCCAGCTTCGTCAACGCGCCCGTCCTGAACGTGCCCGGCGGTCAGGCCCTCATGGTGCATGTCGTGGCACGCGGCGCGACGATCCTGAATCAGCGCGTCACGCTCACCACGACCAGCACCATCGCGCAGGTCTACATCGAGCGGTCCCAAATTACGGGGAACTGGGGCCCGTGGCGGTACATCCCCTCGGTCACCCTGAAGGATGACACCACCGGCCGAACGGCGTACCTGTACGACTGGATCAACAACCGCTCCCAGATCGTGTACGGGGACACGGGCCGCCGGAACATCAGCAACATGGCCCCGGCGGAGACGACTTTCAGCGGCGGCGGGAAGCTCGCCATCCGGCGCGAGGGCTCCACGGTGGACATTTACTGTGTTGGGTGGATGCCCGGCGCGGCCGGTACCGTCCATCTCCTAGCGTCCGGCCTACCGGCAGGCTTCAGGCCCTCCAACTCCCGGGTGTGGTGGGGAGCCCAGAACGGGCAGCCCGTCCTCTGCACCATGTCATTCGACGGGTCCACCATCGCCATCATCAGCAATGCGGCGACCACCCACCCCATCGGCTTCAGCTTCAGCTACTCAACCACCGACGTATGGCCGACCACCCTCCCGGGTACGGCTGACGGCGCCATCCCGAACATCTAAGGAGACACCATGGACTTGCACGCACTCAGCGACAGTGAACTGTCCGAGCACCTGAACGCGGTCCTCGCGGAACAGGAGCGACGGCAGCGCCTCGCCACCATCCCCGCGACGGTGGCTGAACTGGCCGCACAGTACCGCAGTGGGGGCGGGGAGCAGGCAGCACTCATCACCGCCATCGAGGGGGACTAATGACGTGGTCGTACAGCGGCAACCCGGGCACCTCGCACCGGGACCGCATCCGGTTCCTCATCGGGGACAAGGTCCAGACCCCCCAGTCATTGAGTGACGCAGAGCTTGACTATCTGCTCTCCGAGGCCCCTTCCCCGGAACTCGCAGCAGCAGCGGCGGCGGAGCAGATGGCGGACTCGTACTCGGGATTGTCGGTAACCTCCAAAAGGGTTGGCGATCTTTCGTTGTCCATGGACTACGGCCGCACCGGGGCGAAGTTCGCGGGGACGGCGAAGCGGCTCCGGCAGCGGTACTTCACCCTCGGGGCTCCGCTCATGGGGGACACCTCCGAGAAGCAGTTCCGCATCGGGCAGATGGATTACACCGAGCCCCGCACCACCTACGGGGTGACCGGCTATGGAGGCTGAGTTCCTTGACCTCATGACCCAGACCGTGACCGTGAAGCCCAAGACCGGGCACACGGCCTACGGGATGGCCACCCGGGGCGTGGATGTGGACTACCCGTGCCATGTGTCCATCAAGGCGGGGGAGGCCCCGGCAAGGGCGGGCGGCGTCGTGACCACCACGGGCACGGCATGGCTGGCCGGGCACTTCCCGGAACTGGACACGGCGGACGCGGCCGAGGTCCCCGGTCTGGGGCTCACGGCCATCGTCGCAGTGCAGCACGTCTACGATGAGGCCGGGCCCCATCACACGGTCCTGTACTTCGGGGCAGCGTAATGGCTGAGGCATTCGAGTCCACCGTGACGCTGGCCGGGCACGACGCCCTCACCCGCATCCTCATCTCGGCTGGCCTGAACGCACCGGCCGTCCTCGGGGATGTGCTGTACCGGGAAGGGCAGCTTGCGTTCCGGCAGACTCAGAAGGAGGTCCCCGTAAAGTGGGGCAACCTGAAGAACTCCGGCCGCCTGCACCCACCCAAGCAGGCAGGCACAGACGTCGAGGTCCTCATCACCTACGGGTCAACGGCCGTGAAGTATGCGGCCGCCGTCCACGAGAAGAACAAGAACTATAAGAACGGGCGTAAGTGGAAGTACGTCCATGACCCCGTCGTCGCCCGTGCTGACGGCATGGAGGGGCGAATCGTGAAGCGTATCCAACGGAGCATGACACCATGACCATTCCAGAGACGGCCGAAATCACCGGCCTCCAGATCGTGCAGGCGGCCATCGTGGCGGCCGGACTTGGCGAGCCCGGGGAGACCCTGTTCATGGGCCGCGAGCCGGACAGTGTGGAGCAACCGGCGGACCTGTCCATCCTCGTCACCGAGCAGGACGGGGACCCGCATTTCACCATGGGCACCGCCGTCGCCATGGAACACCAGAACGTACAGGTGAAGGTCCGGGGATTGGTGGATGAGTACCACCCGGCGAAGGCCCGCGCCATTCGGATCAGGTATACCATCGCCGCCCTGAAGGAACACGTCGTCCACGGGGTGCGGGTCACTGACACGTCCCCCGTGGGCAACGTCCTGCACCTCGGCCCGGACGAGCGCGGCCGGGAAGAGTTCACCGTCAACTTCAACATCCAATGGGAGCCCCCCTATGTCTACTAACCTCGAACCGCTGGACCCGCTGGACACCCTCATGGTGGCCATTGACACGGCCATCGGCGCCCTCGTCACGTCCCGGGCGCTACTGGAGCAGGCCATCATCCAGCAGGCCGCCATTGAGGAACAGAACCGCCCCGCCCCGCCGCCTGCCCCGCCGCAGACCATGGGCACCGCCGAGGCTGAGTGCTACCACCCGGCGGATGACCTCGTGCAGATTCCCACCATGGGGGCGCCCGCCTACGCCTGCCCGTGCGGGGCGATCATCTCGGGGCTACCCGGTGAGTAAGTTCGCCGTGGACATACGCCCGAGGTGCCGCCGTTGCGGGAAGCTCCTTGCTGAGAAGGTCACCCAACCGTGGGTGATTGGGTGCGGCCGGTGTAAGACCCTGAACACTGACCTGTCGCAGGGATTGCCGCGTGTCATGCACGTTGTGGAAGATCGTCCCTATCCCGGGTTAGGATCATTGCATGACTCCACGGAAGGGCCCCATCGGCCACCTCTTGACAGCCGCAGTTAGGTTCATCGGCTGGCTCATCTTCGCCATCCACGACGCACGCCAGCGCAGGTTTGAGACCGCCCGGCAGGAGGCCCTCGCTCAGGCCCGCCTCCTGCACCGGGGATGCAAGTGCGGGCAGGCATGAGCGCGGCCTTGTGCCCGGCCGTCAGCGACGACGGCAAGAGCGTCTGCATCCAGCTACGCGGCCATGATGACGAGCATGTGTGGGACCGGGCAACGCCGGGCGCCTTCTACCTCCAGTCGTGCGCCCTCTGCGACGGCGTCATTCGCGTGGTCCATGGTGACCCGCAGCCCCACCCATGCGGCAGCTTCGGCGACTACACGGTGGAATCCGGGGGACTCGCCAGTGCCCGGATGACCAGCGTCACCGTCACGTTGCCGGACGGTAGCACCCAGACCATCACCAATCCCGGCTTCCTCGCCATGCTCAGTAAGGACCCTAATGCCCCTTCGTAATGCCACCATCGAATCGAACGGGTCAGGCCACGGCACGATCACCATGGACGGCATGGACCTGTCTCAGCATGTGGGCAGGGTGGAGTTCGTGTCCGCCCCCGGTCAGGCAGACTCCCTCATCCTGCACACCTTCGTCGCCCCCAAGATCGAAGCCATGGGCGTGAAGGTTGGCGTGGATGAGGGGACCCGCAACATGCTGGCCGCCCTCGGCTGGACCGCCCCCGCCGAGGACCTGACCCCCACCATGGACGAGGTCAAGGAGGCCGTGGCTGAGTTCCAGCGGCAGCCCCTCAGCGCCGCCATCCCCACCCAATCCCGCATCGAGAACCCGCAGGGATTCCACCAGCCCACGTTGCGCGAAGCACTGGACTCCTATCTGGAGTCCCTGCCCCAGCGATACACCCCCGTCGTGAAGGGCATCCGGGCCCTCATGTCGTATTACCCCGTACCCAAGTCCACAGACCCTTATGAGGGTTGCCGGTGCTTTACCGGATAGCCCGGTGGTGGTACTGCCCCATCCTTTGCGGCGCCCTCGGTTCCGCTGTATCCCTCACCCTCCGAAAGTTAGGTAGACCCGTGTCCCCATCCCTCGCAGCAGCCCTCTTTGTGACCGCCATTTGTGCGGCCATCTCCCTCCTGCTCATCGTCCTCGTGACCCGCACCGTGAAGTCCCGTCGGGCCCGCCGTGCCGAGGCCGCAGCAGCGGAACGCCGGGCAGCCCAGCGTGTCCGTGACGAGGTGAACGGCCGGTACCCCAAGCCGTCACTGGTACAGGATCGCCTTAGCGCACTCCAGCAGGCCATCGTGAACGGTGCCGCGCAGTCCATGGCAGACAGTAAGACAGCCATGACCCGCACCCTCCTTGAAGACGCCAACGCCGTCCGGCAGGCCAACGCCCCGCTCCGTCGCCCCACGCCCACCCCGGCTGAGGTGCGCCGTCGTGCCGAGTCCCTGTCTAAGCGCACCCCACAGCGCACCGCTTACCGCCCGTCGTCCGGCCATGCGCCGCACTCCCCCTCGGTCATCCTCACGGACGCCCCGGATGACACGAGCAGCCGCCGTCGTGATGAGGCCGTCAATGACGCCATGGTGAGCGCCGTTGTGGCGGCGACGGCCATGGATGCCATCGTCTCCACCCCCAGCTATGACCCGTCCCCGTCCTATGACTCCAGCCCCAGCTACTCCAGCCCCAGCTATGACAGCGGCTCATCCTCCAGCTATGACGGCGGCGGCAGCTTCGGCGGCGGGGACTCAGGCAGCTTCTAGTGGAGAGCCAGCCTAAGCCGTTCGGGGGATTATCCCCGGGCCTCGTGTGGGTGGAGGGGAAGGGCTTCGTCCGCCCCTCCATCGCCCGGGCATTGGCGAAGGCTGGCCGCATTGTGGACTGGAACAGGTGGAGCCCCGGCAGTGGGGATGACCCCAAAAACATGCCGTACATCGACTGACCATCGCCCCAATTACGTCCTCCCAAAAACGTTACGCAGCGTTTTTGGGAGGACGTTTTTGTGCCGGGCCCGGCCTCGTGTACTGTGGTCCCTGACCCCGGCTAGGTGGGGGTAGTAGCCCGCCTAACTGAGGTCATACTCACGCTCTGAGTATCTGTGCAAACATGCCGTGCGAAGCCCGTGAAGCTTAGCGCGTTGTTGATGTAGTGCCCCGCCGAACGGGTGATAGTACCCGGTGGCTAGGTGCGCCCGAGTTCTAGCTGTGGTGGCGAAAAGTACGGGCGTTGCCAGCGATCCGCCGGTCATCCGTGACGCGGTTCCCCGGCCGGGAAACAGAGGGCCCTCGTGGTGGACATAACTAACCCACCACGGGGGCCCTTTGTATGTCATCCCTAACCCGGGGTTGACATGATCTAACAGGCCGTTATACGCTGTAACCATGAACACCGAGAACCCCGCAACCACCGCCCGCCGCGACCGCTCCCGCTGGAACGGCGAACCCAACTGGGATCACCTCAACTTCACCACCTCCCCCGAGGAACAGGCCCGCCAAGACGCGGCCGCCGCAGAGTGGGCAGCCCAGTCCACCGGAACCGCAGGCGAACGCGCCTACTACAACAGCTAGGAGAACCCCCATGCCAGCACAGGAAATCCCCGAGTCATTCCGCCAGATCGGCGCCGAGGTAGTCATCCTCGGTGGCCGCATGGGTGACGGCACCATCATCCGGGGGGTGATCACCGCCCTATCCAAGACCCGGGTCACCGTCACCACTAAGCGGCAGACGGGCCGCTTCACTGAGGACGGCAAGCCCATTCTGGAGGACAACAAGCGGCAGTTCGTTTACCCGTCCGTCACACCCCGGGGCGGCAAGGAGGTGGACTCGCTGGACGAGTACGGCTACCGAACCAACTACTGGACCTCCGCCCCCACGCTCTACATGGAGGACCACCCCACCGTCGCCAAAGCCCGGGAAGCAAAGCAGATCGACGGGTACCGCAAGGACCTTCTGGCCGCCATACGCGGATTCGAGAAGGGCAACATGAGCCCCGCCCGGGCGAAGGCCCTACGCGGTAGCCTGAATAACTACATCACCAAGATGGAAGCACTGGAACCCCAAGCAGAAGGAACCCCACAAAATGACGACGTCTAACCCGGAGCCAAGCGTCCTATCCACCCCCACGCAAGTCGTCCGAGCGTGGGGTCTCATGAACCGCCACGGCCGGACCCGGGTCCATGAGATAGCCCCACACCTCGCGGCCGCCCTGAATGAGCTAGCGGACGCCCTGCCGGAGACATTCAGCCGCGCCCAGTTCGACGCCGCCCAGCCAGCCGTCACTTTCCGCCCGGATGACGCGCTGACCCGTGAGCATGCCGATGTGGCCGCAGCCGTCGCCGCCGTCCGCCCGGATAACGCGCCCGCCCCTGCCCGCTTCAACGTCCTCGCAGCGGCCGCTGGGGAGTCAGGATGGGAAGCTCACCCGGAGGCGCCACAGGACACCCCCGATCAGTCAGGGGAGATAGTCCCGCTGGATTGGGCCATAGTGAAAGTCACCGGGCAAATCCTGTTCTACGCCACGGAAGATGAAGCCCGCTACGGCTACAAGACCGAGCGCGGGCGCAGTCTCCTAGTCCGGGCCCCCGGCGGTTACAGGATCATCGCATGAGGCCGGAGACGAGCGAGTCCACGGGCTTCGCGGCGCAGGCCATCCGCGAACCGCTGGACGTCGTGGCGGGCGCCTATCGCCTATACCGCACCACCACCGTCGTGAGCGGCGACAGGACGGCCACCTACCCCGAGCGGCCACAGGTGGACGAGTACACCATGGAGCCCCCATGTTGAGGCGTAAGCGGGCCCGCTTCAACCGGGCCGCCCGCCGGGGCATCTATGAGGGGCGGGCAGTCATGGCCATCGGCGACTGGACACTGGCCCACACCTACCTGCAACTCATGAAGTCCATACACGAGCCCGAGGGTGCCTACATCCGGGCCCTCCGCTACACCATGTTCAAGGAAGCCATCAAAGTTAGGATCAGCAAATGCCCATGACCCGCAGGAACATCATCTCCGCCAAGCTGAAGGCGAAGCGCTTCATTCGTGACGCGGACGCCGCACTGGCCCGGCTGGACGCTGAGAACGAGACCCGGGGAGCTTGGGACCCTGAACTCCAGCGCTACGTCGGGGCACCCCGCCCGGCGAGTGGTCACGACAGGTCACAGGGCAGCCCTGAGACAGCGCAATTACGCCGGACGTCCATGGACCTCACCCGGTCACTGGCGAAGCTTAGGAGCCGGGACTGATGGCACTGTCGAACATGGAGCGTAAGAGGCTCTGGGAGTTGGAGGTCATGACGGCCGCCGGAAAGCAGAACGTCGTGGGGGACGCCGTCCTTGGCAGCGTCTCAGTGAGCCCCCACCCGACGGACGTGGACCTTGTTAGGGTCAGGTGGGAGAGCATGACCACCATGTCCCGGGCGGACTATGACGCCATAGTGAATCAGCGGGCGGGGAACCTGAAGACGTCCCCGAGGGTGGGCCCCCATGCGGATTGACCCGTGCCCGGACTGTGGCGCCCGCGTGAATGTCAACAGCGACCATGAGGATGGGTGCCCGCAGCGGCAGCGCCCCATAGGGCAGTGGCAGCCGGTGGAGTCCCTGCCCTTGGCTGAGGCTGAGGCGTGGGACGTCAGCGTGAGCGGCGAGTAACAGGATGGCCCGGGCAGCGTGTCCGGGCCATTCCTTTGCCCCCGCGATGTTAATGTGTGGTCATGGTCACACACGCGCAGTTGCGAGACAGAACCACCCGGGCCGACAGGGCCCTGCTGGAGGCGGCCGGGGTCAGGGCGGACCTCGACAACACAGTGCAGGTCACAGTGCAGGTACCGGCGACGGGCGGGTCAGTGGTGATCCGCCGGGTAACCGAGCACCTCATCTCGCGGGATCGGTACGAGGCGGTGCGCGTTGCTCTCGCCGACTGAGGCCCATATTTGGGAGACCCGCCGCCCACAGGCGCAGCCCCCGGCCCAGCCCAATCCCGTCTTTGAGAGCCGTGCATTGCAAGACGCACATTGCGATAGAGTGATTGCAAGCCCGTAAGGGCCGCACTGTTCCGGTACCGTTCGGTGGAGAAGCCCGCAGCGAAGAACCGCCATTTACCCTCATGACGTCGGGGGTCGAATGGCGTTATAGCGCTTGCGGGCTTTCTCATGCCCGAAGGCTTGACCTCACTAACGCCCCGTTATACACTTGGTTCACCTACTACCGGAAGCGTGAACCCCATGACCCTCCCCCCAGATGAAGTCCACCCCCACCCCCTGCCCGGCCACAACCACGTCACCCGCGACATGAAGATGTTCGGCGAGGGATGCCCCTCCTGCGACTCCTACTGGAGGCGGGAGCAGTCCAAGAATCTGACCGACGCTGAGGCCGCATGGGAGGACGTCGAAACCATGGGCCCCCTGACCGAGGCTGACCGGAAGTTGCAGGAGGACCTAGACCTCGTGGAGTCCACGCCCCACGCGTTCCGGGGGGTAGCGTGGCTGAATGCCACCCAACGCCTTGACGCCGCCGGAATCCCCTACACCCCCGGGGCCCGCTACTACTCCGCGCCAGTGGTGGATGCGGACGACCGCACTGTGACCGTGGAGATACCCGCACCCATGGCCGCCCACATGCAGCGTCACGCCGTCGGCGGGTACTCCATAGCCTCCACCGCCAAGCCCGGAATGGTGTGGCCGCTATGAGGTTCATCGAATACCAAACGGAAGTGGACCAGTACGACTCGGACGTGCCGCCCTACGGCCTGCCGGGGGACGAGCAGACGGCACAGGGCATGCTCCTGTATCAGGGCAGCCTCGGACTATCCGGCACGGCTGGATTGCTGGCTGTGGACGCCTCGCAGGTCATGGCCGCCGGGGGTCACGTGACCGACGAGACCGGGGAAGCGATTGTCCGGCATCTCGGGGAAGTGTTGCGGCAGGTGGCCCGCATCGCTACCCGCGTCGGCGTCACGCTGGATGAGGTGGCCGCGACGGACATAACCACACTGCGGGACGATATAGGCTAGAGCTGACTTCCACAGTCCAAGGCCCGGCATTTGTAGCTCAAGTGCCGGGCTTTACCTTTGCCTAAAGTCAGGTGTTGACATGTCCTAACAGTCTGTTATATCCTTGATTCATCAGGGCGGGACAGGCCCCCCGATAGAGCCAAGGAGTCATCATGCAGATCAACATCCACGAACTCACCCTCACCACCAAGTACACCGCCACCATCAAGATCAACGGCTCCGACGACTCCATCAAGAACTACCCCAAGGCCGTCCTCTACACCATGGCCACGGTGGAAGCTCTGGACATTACCGGGTTCGAGTGGGAAGGCGCCGAGGCATCATGGACCGGCACCAACCAGTGGACGGTCTTCCTCAACAAGGCGTAACGGCTCCAGCCCCACCCGGCCAGCAATGGCCGGGCTATTCGGGGCAAGAACCAAACCCACTAGGAGGAACCCCATGAGCACGACCACCGCAACCCGCACCACCGCCCACGTCGTCAACCGCACCCGCGCCGAAGCGAAGCGTCTCAGTGACTCCACCGCCTGCACCGCCCGGATGGAATGCGCCGCGTGCGGGTCCGAGTCCCCATGGCTGCCCCCGTCCTTCGCTGAGGCTCACCGGGCCGAGCATGTGTGCCCGGGCAGGCGCCCCGGTGGCCGCCGCCGCAAGCAGGTTGACAGCTTCTAACAGTCCGTTATAGACTCGGATCACACCCACCAAGGAGAACCCCATGGCAGCAACAGCCCGCATTCGCTACACCCCCACGAAGGACCTGACCATCGACGTCCAAGGCGCCGTCTCCGAGGCTGAGGCCCGGGCCGCCGCCGAGGGAGTGCTGGAGCGGAACAAGTATTTCTTCAAGGCAGTCATCACCAACATCATCGGCACCGGCGTCATGCAGTACGCCGTATCCGCCAGCTACGAGAACTGAGGACCCCATGCACCAAGCAGCCATCCGAATCCTGACCACCGCCCTACAGGCCAAGTTCCACCACGTCACCCGGGCTCAGGAAAACGTGACTCACGCCGAGGCGCAGGCTTCGCACCGCGCCGCCGGGGAGTACACGGAGAAGCGCCTGAAGATGGCCCGGGAATTGCTGGAGCGCGAGCAGCGGACCCTAGCCGAACTGGAGGGCTCCATTCGGACCCTGAAGGCGGCCGAGCCGGTCCATGCCGTGCATGCCAGCTACGGACCCGGGCAGAAGGTGGCCATCATGGGAGGCCCGCACAAGAGCGACCATGGCACCATCGAAACCATAGGTGACGACGGGGTGCTGGAGGTCCGGCTGGTGGCCGGGTCCGTGGTCCCGGTCAAGCCGTCCAGTGTCCGCGCCACCAACTAAGACCCCCTGCCGGGCGCCCACCCCGGGCGCCCGGCCTCACGAGAGGAACCCCATGAACAAGTACGAGGCCGCGCTGGAGCCCCTAGCGCAGGAGCTTCGCCACGCGGTATCCATGCTGCAAAGCGCGGAGGCCACATTGGATCAGGCGAAGGCTAGGCGCCGGAAGTGCCGCAAAGAGGTGAGGCAGTTGGAGGCCGCCCTGAAGCTCCTACGTCAGGGCGGGGCCCGTCTGGTGGAAGCCAGCCCGGGCGAGGCGGGAGAGCGCCGCGAGCAGCCCGCGAAGCTGGTCATCTTGGATGAGACCCTGCCCGCCATCCCCGCCACGCCGCCACCCACCAATGGCCGGGTCATTCGGACAGGCAGCGCCCCCGTGAACACGCAGCAGCGCAGCCCGGGAGTCGTGGCAGGCGTCCGCGCCATCCCCGCCGATCCGGTGAAGTTGGGAGACGTTCCGGTGGAGTTGCCGAAGCCGCCCTCGCTGCGCTGGTGGCGCGATGGGGAGACCGTCCGGGTAGCCCAACTGAACAGTGTCCACTATGGGCAACTGGCCATCGTGGAGGAACGCAGGACTGACGGCATCTACGAGCTAACCGTCCCGAACAGCGCGGGCGGCCGCCTGTCCATCCATGGCGGCTACCTTCGCAGCGTCATGACCCCCGGCGCCGTCGGTGAGCGCTTCACCCCGGGCGAGCGCGTCCGCTTCGCTGGCACGGAACGCCGGGGCGAGTACGGCAGGATCACGGGAGAGTCCGGCAAATACGCCGTGAAGGTCCGCCCGGAACTCGGAGACCGTGACCCCGTGGTCACCGCCCCCACGCTGGACTTGCTGCACGACCGCCCCATGCACAATAAGCTGTGGAATGAGGGTGAGCGGGTCCTCATCAACTGCCCCGGCGACTCCGGCCATAACCGGTGGGCCAAGGTGGTCGAACAGGAAGGGTGCTTGGTCACGGTGGAGCGCGAGGATACGGGCGGGCAGGGTCAGTACGTGAACTACCTCCTGCTCGGCAAGGACCCGGCGTGACGGCACCGAAGCCGCGCCCGCTGAAGCCGCTCCCTAAGCCGTCCCCACCGGCGGGCTCCAGAGCCTTTGATGACATGCTCCAGACCTATTACGAGATGCCCGGGTGCCGGGAACTGGTGAACGGGATCATAGAGCGCAAGAGGGCCCGCGAGGGTGCTAAGGTAGTTGAGTCACGAGCAAGACGCTGAAGTCACAGGAATTACCCCGGGTTGTCGCCCGGGGTTTTTTCTTGCCCGGGAACACTTGACACCCCCTAACAGACTGTTATACGCTTGGTTCATCAGCAGGGGAACCGCCCCCGCCGCAGGCATCAAGGAGCCAGCCATGAACAACCCCGCCAACGACGTCCGCCCCATCCAGTCCACCTCAGCCATCCCCACGGCCGACGTCCGCCACATCACCAAGGGCGACAAGATAGTGGGACTGGACGACCGCGAGTACACGGTCCTCTCCAAGGTCTGCTCCCCCACGAACACGTTCCTCCACACCCCCGAGGACCCGAACTACACCACCATGGTCCGCGCCGAGGGCGGCCGGGCATTCGACCTCATCCTCACTCAGGGCATGCTGAACCGCTCCGTGTACTACGTCATCAAGGCGGGCAAGTAAATGGCCGGGCAGTACCCCGGCAAGGGAGTCCACGCCCAGTACAAGGACTATGGGCTCCGAGGACTCCGGGCCCGCACGGAAGAATACCGGCTGGACTACCACCGCATAGCGCAGGCCACGGACGCCACGGACGCGGACAAGGAACGCGCAGCCGCCCGGTGGGCGAGTTACGCGGACCTACTGGAGACCGTGGAGCGGCTACGGCCGGACGATCACGTCAGGACCCGCACAACGGGCAAGGCGCACCCCGAGTAAACGAGAGCCCCGGACCACACGGCCCGGGGCTCTCCCCTTGCCATGACCCCGGCGTGTCGGACGGCCGGGCGGAACGGGCCCGAAAGTAGCCTCACCTCTAGGTAATCAACGTCCTAGAGGGAGGCACGCCTTGGCCACTACGCCATACAAGGTCAACATCGGCATCAACTACCCGCCGAACAAGCGGGCAGAACCGGGCGACGTCGTGCGTGACCTGCCCTCGGCATCCATCAAGGGCCTGCTCGACGCCGGTGTCATCGAACCCGTGGGGGCGTAACCCATGGCGAACATGGTCAACACGCCGCAGTTCTACCACGGCAAGCTCTCCGGCCTCATCTACCGCGCCATCGACCTGTCCTTGTTCCTCCAGTCCATCAGCACCGCCCGGACTGTGGAGACCAACGAGACCACGGGCTTCGGCCTGAACGACAAGACGTATGTGCCCGGCATCGCGGACGGCACGGCCTCCGCGTCCGGCCTGTGGGATGGCTCCCTGAAAGCCATCGATGAGGAAATGAACCTCGGCCTGAACACGGACACGGACGACATTCTGACGTTCCACATCGGCTCCGGCGCCGTCGGCTCTCAGGTGCGAATGGCGGGCGTCCTGACGTCCGGCTACAGCGTCGAAGCCGCCCCCGGGGACCTCGTCTCCTGCAAGACTGACTTCACCCTTGACGGCGGCATCTTCACCGGCCGCCTCCTGCACAAGTCCAGCCTCACCGCGACGACCACGACGGCCGCCGTCGATCACGGCGCAGCGTTCCCGACTGACGCGTCCGGCGCCTTCGTCCACATCCACGTGCTGGCGAACACCCGGTCCACGGCCGTCACGATCAAGCTCCAGCACTCCGTTGACAACTCCGTATGGGTGGACCTCGCCCCGACGGCGACGATCAACGCGGGCCTGACGCCTGCCGTGCGCCTCGATATTGCGGGCACGACTAACCGCTACGTCAGGGCGGTCATCACCCCCACAGCCGGTACCGGCGCCATCTATCCCGTCGTGGCTTTCGCCCGCAAATAACCAAGGAGTACATAATGCCCGCATTCAGCCACGGTAAAAACACCAAGGTCAGCGTTGACAACGCGGCCGGTGTCCTGACTGACATTTCCAACGTCACCAACTCGATCACCATGCCCCGTAACACGGACACGGGCGAGACCTCCGCATTCGGCCAGAACGATAAGTCGTACATCAATGGCCAGCAGGACGGCACCGTATCCATCGGCGGCCTCTTTGACCCGACGGTGGACGCCCAGTTGTCCGCCATCGTGCAGGGCCAGCTTGACGGCACGATCCTTTCCAGCACCGTCGAGTACGGCCCGCAGGGTGGAGCTACCGGCAAGATCAAGTTCACCTGCGAGGTCATCTGGACCGGCTACTCGGTGGAGGCAGGCGTCGGCGACGTCCTCACCTTCAAGCTGGACGGCCAGCGCACCGGCCCGACCGCTCGCGGCACCTTCTAATCCCCACCCCTCCTAGCAGTAAACCCAACGAAAGAGAGTGTCCTCAGTGACCATCCCCGCATTTGACGCAGACGCAACCGCTACCCCCTTCGTGGAAGGCACCCACCCCGGCGCTTACTCGCCCGGCGGAGAGTTCCTTGGCAATGAGCCGGTAGCGGCTGCACCTGCACCCGAGCAGGTGGCCATCGTGGCCTCCGAGCATGGCGGTTACCGGGCCCCGGGTGGCGGCGCACGCCTGTCCATCCGTGACCGCGCCGTCGCAGCCCGCCCCTACTCGACCGAACTGGTGGAGGTCCCCGAGTGGGATGCCACCGTTGAGGTTCGCTCCCTTCCGTTGGGTGAGCGCAACGAAATGATGGCTGAGGTCGTGGATGAGGAAACCGGCAAGGGTGACTTCAAGGCCATGTTCCCGGCCCTCGTGATCCGTGCCGCATTCGACCCGGAAACGGGCGAGCGCATCTTCGCACCGGACGACGCCGCCACCATCAACGGCTTTGACGCCGGTGTCGTGGACCGCGTGGCCGAGGTGGCCCTAAAGCTGTCCGGCCTCGCTGATAAGGCGAAGGACAACGCGGCGGGAAAATCCTCAAAGACGGAGACCTCCGTCTAAGTTTCGAGGTCGCTCAGCGCACGGGCCGCACCCTTCACGAACTGAAGTGGGGCGGCCCGGGCAAAGAGCCCATGGACGCGAACGAGTTCCTGTACTGGAGGGCTCTCATCGAAATCATTGAACCGCACGAGCAGGAGCAGGCGAAGAAAAAGTAGCCGTATCCGCGCATAACCGAAGGGCATAGCCAGTGGCAAACGTAGTCGAAGTAATGGCGAAGCTCTCCGGTAATGCGGCTGGCATGGTGAACGCTTTCAAGGCGGCCACTCAGGCGGCGGAGCAGTACAAGGAGAAGGTCCGCAAGGCCACCGAGGAAGCCGTTGATAAGACGAACTCCAGCAAGAAGGCCATGGAGGCGGGTAAGTCCACCGGCTCAGGCTTCACGTCCGGCTTCAAGGGGGCTGTTGCCGGGGTCGGGGCGCTCGCCGCGACCGTAGGGTTCATGTCCTTCGTCAAGGACGCTGCTGCGGCCTCCGACGCCACGGATAAGTTCAAGGCGACCATGAACTTCGCCGGACTGGACACCTCCGCCATCGACGCGGCAGGGGCGGCCGCCAAGAAATTCGCGGATCAGACCGTCTATGACCTGCCCACCATCCAGAACACCGTCGCCCAACTGGCATCCAACGGCATCAAGGACTACACGGGCCTGACTCAGGCGGCCGGTAACCTGAACGCCGTCGCCGGTGGTAACGCGGAGACCTTCAAGTCTGTGGCCATGATGATGACCCAGACCGCCGGTGCCGGGAAACTGACGACGGAGAACTGGAACCAACTCTCGGACGCGATCCCCGGTGCCGCCGGGCCCCTCATGCGTGCCCTCGAAGAAGCTGGCGCCTACACGGGCAACTTCCGCGAGGCCATGGAGAAGGGCCAGATCACCTCGGACGAGTTCAACGCGGCCTTGATGAAGCTGGGTACTGATCCCATCGCCGTCGAGGCGGCTAAGTCCACGAAGACCTTTGAGGGCGCCATCGGCTCCCTGCAAGCTGTGATCAACTCCGGCCTCATGGGGGCCCTGAACGCGATCAAGCCTGCCGCCACGGGGGCAATCTCCGGGCTGGCAAACGGCTTCAGCACCCTGTTCAACGGCATCGGCGCCGTCTACTCCCTCCTGACTACAGGCGACTTCACCGGAGCCATCGGTAAGGCCCTCGGCGTGGAGGAAGACGCCAAGATCATCGGGTTCTTCCTGTCCATCCGGGAGACCGCCATCTCGCTCTTTGACGGGATCAAGTCCGGGGCTGGCCCGGTGGGCGCAATCGGGGAGACCCTGAAAAGCGTCTGGACCGCCCTGTCGCCTGCCTTCTCGCAGATCGGCACGGCCATTTCCGGGGTCCTCCCGGCCATCATGACCCTCGTCCAATCCTTCTCGCCCCTGTCCATCGCCTTCCAAGCGGTCCTCCCGGTCCTGCCCATCCTCGCCTCCACGGCGGGGACGCTGGCGGTGGCCCTCGGCGGGGCCCTTGCTGGTGCGCTTCAGGTCATCGTCCCCATGGTGGCGGGCATCGTGACCGGCGTATCTCAGGCAGTGACATGGTTCATGTCTCTGGACGGGGCGGCTAACTCCCTCGCGGCGGGCATCACAGCCCTCGTGGCGGGCTTCGCCATCTACAACGGTGTCATTACCACCATCCGCATCGCCACGGCCGCGTGGGCGGCCATCCAAGCCGTCCTGAACGCTGTCATGGCCATCAACCCGGTGACGCTCATCATCATCGGCATCGCCCTGCTCATCGCCGCCATCGTCCTGCTCGTCTCGAACTGGGACACGGTAGTCAAGTTCCTGACCGACGCATGGCAGGGCTTCGTGAACTGGTTCATGGGCATCATGGGCGGATTCGTCGGGTTCCTGTCGGACGTGTGGAGCAACATCGTCGCCGGGGTGACCGGATTCGCGGTGGCTGTCTTCTCGCCGATCATCGAAGCCTTCAATGCCGGGTTCGCTTTCATCATGTCCATCTTCACGAACATCGGTAACTTCATCTCCGGCGTGTGGAACTGGGTATTCAACCTCCTGACCGCCATCGGCGCCGCATTCTGGGCCGAGCATGGGGCCCAACTGACGGCCGCGTGGAACTTCATCGTCGCCGTCTTCACCGGCGTATTCAACTTCTACGTGTCCATCTTCTCGGCCATCGGTAACGCCATCGCCGCCGCATGGAACTGGATCACGGGTGTCATTTCCGGGGCAGTAAACGCAATCTGGGGGGTCATCTCCAGCGTGTTCAATGCCATCTGGAACTTCATCTCCAGCATCTTCAACACCGTCGCCGGATTCATCTCCGGGGTGTGGAGCAACATCTACGGGGCCATCTCGGGGGTAGTGAACTCCATCCGCAGCGTGGTCTCGTCCGCGTTCAACGCCGTGTGGGGCACCGTGTCCTCGGTGTTCAACAACGTGGCCTCGTTCATCTCGGGCATCTGGAACGGAATCCTCTCCAGCATCTCCGGCGTGGTCGGCCAAATCGGCGGCGTCATCGGCTCCATCTACGGGAAGGTCACCGGCGCCCTTGCCGGGGCTGGCTCGTGGCTGGTGGGCGCAGGCCGGAACATCGTGGAGGGTCTGATCAGCGGCGTGAAGTCGCTGGCGGGCTCCATCGGTTCCGCGTTCCTGTCCATGGTGCCCGGCTGGATCGTCGGCCCGTTCAAGGCCGCCCTCGGCATCGCCTCCCCGTCGAAGCTGTTCACCCAGTTCGGTAAGTGGATCATCCAAGGTCTGGGTAACGGCGTGAACTCCGAGCAGTCCACGGCCGTAAAGGCCATGGAAGGCACGGCGGCCGCCGTGGCCAAGGCAGGGTCGAACATCACCCTTGACATCCCCACCATGCGGGTGCCCGAGGTTCCGAACATCGCCGCCTCGCTGGCCCTCCCGGTCCTCCATCAGGAGGTGCGCCTGAACTTCACCGGCACCTCGCCGGTGGAGGCTGTGAAGGCGTTCGAGGCCAGCCTCCGCACCACGGGCTCGGCCATCACGGGCACGTCCTCGGCGGTTCGCGGTTACGATTCCTCCGCTCTGGCTGGCATCGTGCCTGTGAAGGCGGACGTCGCACCGATCATCAACCTCACCGCCCTCATCGAGTCCCCCTTCGGGGAGGGCTACATGGAGGCACGCATCACCGACATTTCCACCGACGCCGCTGCTAAGCAGACCGGCGCCACAGCCCGCATTGCCAAGTCCTCGCGTGGCGTGACAGTAGGAGCATAATTTGGCACTCCCCCCGCAGCGGATCAACCTTGCGACCAACCCGGCCATGGGTGCTGCCGGGGCTCCGGCGGCCATCGCGACGAACCTGCTGGTGAACCCGTCCTTTGAGACGAACGTGACCACGGGCATCGTCAAGTCCTCCGTGATCACGACGTCCCAGACGGCCTTCGCCCCCACGGTGGTCTCCGGCTCCAGCGCGATGCAAATGGTCATCGGCGCTGGCGCCACCACGTCCACGTTCATCTACCAAATCCCGGCGGCCGTGGATGGGGAGTGGCTGGCGTTCGCCCTGAATATGCGCTGGTCGTCCGGGTCCCGGTACTTCCGCCAACGCATCGCGTTCTATGACGCGGGCTCAGTGCAAACGGGCCTGTACTCCGGCCCGGCCGTCTACGGTGTGAACAACTCAACGGGCGGCTCCCGGTACGTCTTCAGCGCTCAGGCCCCGGCCGGTTCGGTGGTCGCCCGCGTCTACCTGTACTTCTACGATGACGCGGCCATGGTGACCGCTCCCGTGGATACCACGACGTGGGCGACGGACGCTTGGTGCGCCGTGTCCAAGCCCGCGCAGGACGAGGCGGAGTGGTGGGCGATGAACTTCTTCGACGGCTCCACCCCCACGGATAACTACACCTACGCATGGACGGGCACCGCGCACCTGTCCACGTCCACGAAGGCTGTCAACGCGGTCACGGGCGTCTCCGCCGTGCCCGGCACCGGGGCGGCCGGATTCACCAACCAATGCACGGTGGGCGGCGCCCGGCATGGCACGTCCTTCGTGCGCCTCCAGTGGACGCGTGCGGGCGGTGGCGGCTCCGCTGGGATCATCTACACCCTGAACGTGGCGGGCGCCTCCGGTGACGTCCGCTCGGCACTGGTCTCATTCCGGTCCAACGTGGCCAAGACCATGTGTTTCCTGTTCCGCTTCAGGAACGTGAGTACCGTCGTCGGCACGGCCACCACGTCCTATGTGACCATGACCCCGGGGCAGTGGCTTGACTTCAAGGTGGACGGCCTCCCGGCCACGGGCACGTACACCAACATTCAGGTCTACGGCCTCGTCATCAACTCCGACACCCACGTGGCGGGCGATCAGCTGGACATGGACTCGATCCTGATCGAGGCCGCCCCCGTGATTCACCCTGACGGGTACTTTGACGGGTCATCCTCCGCGCCCGGCCTGTGGAAGCACGCTTGGACGGGCAGTGTGAACGGCTCCACGTCCACGAGGGACGTTACCGGGCTGTGGGTGGACGTGGATACCACCACGACCGCGCCAAGCGCTCAGGTGACCGCCCTTGACCTCGGCGTGACCGCTGTCAAGACGCAGGTCGTCCGTGAGACCGGCGGACAGGGCTGGTCCGTGCCCGGCTGGCGGGGCAAGAACTCCCTGAACGCGGAGACCATGATCGACTGGTTCCCGCCCCTCGGCCGCCCGGTCACGTACACGCTCTTTGTGAACGGGGTCTCCACCTCATCCCGGACGGTCACGATCCCGTCCACCGTCGGCTACATCGTGGACCCGCTCCAGCCGGAAACCGCCATGCCCGTTGACATCGTGGATAACGGCGGCCTGTACCTCAGTCATGAGGCGCTGGTGCAGCGGACCCATAAGTCGCGCTCAAATCAGGAGTTCCCCCTCGGCGGCCGGTACCCCATCGCGTCCACCGGGCCCCGTCAGGCCCTCTCCGGCCTGTCGTTCATCCTGAACGCGCCCAGCACCGCCGTCGCGGATCAGCTTGAGTCCCTCGTGGAAGACGCCCCGATCCTCCTGTTCCGGCCGCTGCCCTCGTGGGGGAACCTGCCCGGCGTCTGCTACACGGACGGGGAAGTGACGCCGACATTCTTCCACCGGGGCTCCGGCGGCCGCTTCAGCCAATGGGCGGTGGAGGGTGACCTCGTCCAGCCGGTCTCCCGGTCGGTCATCTCCGGCACCATCACGAATGACATGGTCGCCATGAACCTCGCCGGGCGCACGAACGCATCCATCGCGTCCGCGTCCGCTTACCGAAAGAACATCGAAATCAAAGCTAACCCGCTCGGATTGGGGTCGTAATGCGGCAGTTGCCGGAAGGAATGGCCGAGGCCCTCGCGGGCTCCAGTGTGGCCGCCCGCATCCAGTTCAATGTCTGGTACAACGGAGACCTCATCGCCTCCGACGTGCCCGTGGGCGCATGGTCCACGGACTGGGACGCGTCCCAGCAGATCGTGTCATCCACGAATGCGACCGTCATTGACGAGGACGGCACCCTGACCCCGTGGGCGGTGGATGACGCCCTCGGCGTGGCCGGGCCCATGCTCCAGACCCAGCTAGTCGTAGGGGACACCTCCATCAACGTCGGGCTCCAGCGGATCACCGAATCCGAGCCCGAGGAAACGTGGCGCATCGTCGGCGGCCGCCTGCTCTGGGTGCCCGGCGCTGCCACCATCCCGGTCACGGCTCAGGACCTCACGATCATGGCGTCCGGGTCCCGGTTCATGGCCCCGGAACGCGTGCCCCTGAATGCCACGGTCTTCAGTGAGGTTCGCCGCCTCATGCGCGGCATCACGGACGTCATCATCGCGCCTACCCTCGTGGACCGCAACGTGCCCCGCACGCTGGTCTACAAGGAGGACCGCATGGACGCCATCGAGGACCTCATCAAGGGCATCGACGGCGCTCACCGGATGGCCGGTGGCGGCCAGTTTGAAATCTATGACCCGAGCGTGGAGACCTCCGTCTTTGAAATCCGCGGTGGTGACGAGGGCCAGTTGATCAACCTGAAACGCAAGCTCTCCATCGAGGGCCTGTATAACGCGGTCATCTCCCAGAACACCCTTGACGGCGGGCAGGAAATCCAAGGCGTGGCCGTAGAAGACTCCGGCCCGCTCCGCCTTGACGGCCCTCACGGCCGCTGGCCCACGTTCCGATCCGCGCCCTTCGCGGAGACGCAGGATGCCATCAATAAGGACGCGAAGACGGCGCTCACGAACCGGGTGAAGTCCCGCACGGTGGTCCTGCCGCTCCGCACCACCCTGAACCCCGCCGTTGAGGTGGGGGACTGGGTGACGGCGAAGCTGCCCATCCTCACCGGGCAGGAGGTCACCATCCCCGGCCGCGTCTCATCCATCAGTTGGTCCGGCGACGGCAACGGCATCGGTTCCATGGAGCTCAAAATCGTCACCAAGCTTGCCGACATGGAAGCCGTCTCGCGACTCATTAGGGGGACCACATGGGACCGGTAGATCAGGCGTCCGAACTGGCTCAGGTCATCGCGTCCATCGGCGCGGAATCCACCACGTCCGTCCGGCCCGGCGTCATCCTCTGGGACTACCTGACCAAGTCATGGCAGGTGGAAGTGGGCGGCGTCCGGCAGAAGGTCATTTGGATGACCGCGAACCCGCCCTACGACGGCGCCTCTTGCTGGACCGTGTACGTCACGCCGAAGGGTGGACAGTCCGTGTGCTACGTGGCGGGCATTACGGCCGCCACACCGGCCCTCGGGGCCAATGGTCAGGTGACGGTGGTCCCCGCTGGGGGTACCACCTGCACGGTCGAGGTCCGGGGGGTGCCCATCACGGTTACCCGCCTCGCCCACTACACGCCCGCCGTGGGTGACGAGGCCGCCCTCCTGTGGGGGGCTGACCGGGTCTTTGCCGTGGGCAAGATCGGTGCAGCTGCCCCGATTATCCCGGACGGTGGCGGCTCCACCGCGCCCCCGCCCCCGCCTCCGGTGATCCGTGGCACGGCGAAGTTCAACACGTCTGATTCCGGCACGTGGACGGCTGGCTATAACTGGAACGGCTACTACGGGCAGAACTGCTTCTCGGGCTCCGGCTACGTCCCCTCGTCCTCCGGTAACTGGTTCTACGGCGGCGCGACCCGTGCCCTCGCGGACAAGACCAACATCCTCGCCGTCCGCTTCTACCTCGGCGCCCGGCGCCCGGCTGGCGCGTACAACTCCATGGCGACGATTCACCTGTACCGGCACGCGCATGACTCGCGTGGCGGAACCGAGCCGAACCGCACCGTGGGGCCTCATCACATCGACATTCCGGCCGGTTGGGCTGGCGGATTCGTGACGTTGCCTCAGAGTTTCGGAGTCGCCCTGAAGACGGGGGGCGGAATTAGCATCGCAGGAGATCCCTACGTTGGCTTTACCTCGGGCTCGGCTCAGCCGAACTCCGGGTACCTAGAAATTGATTGGAGCATGTAAATGGCAGGCGTACTTTCGCCCGAGGGTGTCATCCTCCCCGCCGGGGCAGACACTTACGACTACCTTGGCGAGCAGCGGCGCATGGCTGCCTCGCAGCGCACCATCGTCCCCGTGACTGACAGGACCGCAGCGGATTCCGTGGCCGCCGCAATGGCCGCCGATGGCCGCCCGGTATCGGACACTAACCCGCTCATCGTCTATAACATCGCCACGCAGTCCGTGGAAGTCAGGGACGCGGGCGGCTGGAACGGCTCCCTCGCCACCCCGGCCTTCGCCCATGCGGGCAAGACTGACGGGTTCCAGACCACCGTGGGCACGGACGTCGCCGTCGTCCTGAACTCCGCACAGGTCCTCAAAGGTGGCTTCACCTTCGAGACCTCATCCGGCGGCCGCCTCGTCGTCCCGTACTCCGGCTGGTACCGGGTGAACGCCCAGTTCTACATCACGGGCGGCTCCGGCTACCGGTCCCAAAGCAAGGTCTACAAGAACTCGTCCCCGACCGGGGTGGGCGCCGTGGGTCTCGTCTGGAAGGCGGACAGCACCGACTTCACCACGCACACCCAGTCCATCCTCCAGTTGACGGCCGGTGACAAGTTGGGCCTCGGTACCACCCAGACGGCGGGCTCCGCGTGGGGCACCGACGGTTACAACGGGTCGTACCTCGAAGTCGAATACCTCGGTGTCTAATGCCTGAAATGCTCACCCAACTCATGGACCAATTCCCATTCCTCGCCACCGTAGGAGGTGTCATCGCCGTCGTGGTTTTCATCGTCGCAAAGATCAAAAGGGCCACGAAGGCCGTGACCCCGTGGGTGAAGAAACTCACCCACCTCGTGGAGGACCTCGTGGGCGAGGAAGCACGCCCCGGGGTGGACGCCCGCCCGGGGCTCATGGTCCGCATGCAGTCCAGCGAGCAGAAGCTTGACGCCGTCACCCAGACCTTGGAGGACCATAACGAGGTCCTGAAGGAACTCCGCCCGAATCATGGCGGCTCCATCAAGGACCGCATCCGGGACCTCCATGCGGACTCCACGGATAGCAAGACCCGCCTCGGGGTGCTGGAGGGCATCGTGACCGCACACCTCGCGTCCTGCCCGCCCGCTCCCGTGCCTCCCTCGCAGGTCACCGTGACCACGGGGGCCCCCATGGAAAGGACCGCGTAAATGGATCAGTTGATCACCCCGAACCCGAATATCTGGTGCGAGCCCGGCTGGTGCTTGCAGTACGTCCGGGAGACCTTCGGAATCCCGAACGGCGTGTACCCGACGGCAACGTCCGGTTGGGAAAATGCCAAGTTCAAGCACCCCGGCGAGTACGCACCCCTCGGCGTGTGGACTCCGCTGTGGTTCTACATGTCCAAGGTCCCGGCCGGTCACGTCGTCCTACAGGCGCCGGACGGTTCGATCTACTCCACCTCGGACCCGTCGAACACCCCGCACCACCACCCGAACCTCGCGGACCTCATGGCGTACTACGCCTACTGGGGCCTGCCGCTCACGTACCTCGGCTGGTCCGAGGATATTGAGCGCGTCCGCGTTGTCCAGCCGACACCCGTAAAGCCCAAGTACACCGACGACGAGCAGGTCCTCGTGGACCTGCAACTATCCCTCCCGTAAGGAGAACACCATGGCACTGAAGTCCAGCGAACTGTCCAATCAGCAGAAGATTAACTTCATCTACGACGCCTTGATCAACGGCGGCCTCGACACCCCGGGCGGGCTCTCCCTGTTCGCCTTCGTGGGCTCCATCTGGGACCGCCCCATCATCCGGGACGGCAAGAAGATTCCGGCGCTTCAGGAGCTTGCGGACTGCAAGACCCTCCTGCTCGCGCAGGGCGCCACCCTGAACGGCCTCGTGGCCCTCGTGGGTAAGCTGGCTGTTAGCCAGCCGGGCACCCCGGATATGTCCGAGGATGAGTTCGTGGAACTCATCAAGACCGGCGTAGTGGAAGCCCTCGCCGGGCTGACCGGCAAGGCCACCTTTGAACTGGAAGCAGGTAAGTAATGTCTGACCACGAAGCACCGTCCACCAACCCCCTCTCGGCGCTGGTGGCTGGCATCTCTCCGAAGGTCCTGTGGCCTCTTGTGGGCGGCGCCGTCCTGACGTTCTTGGGCACGACCCTCGCGGCCGTCACCCCGGAAACGCTCACCTCCCTCGGCCCGTGGGCGGTCCCCGTCGCGATGGGCGCCACCGCCGTCGCCGGGTACTTCACCGGCTACCTGAAGCGTGACCCCGTCCGGGACGCTGGCAAGGAAATTGAGCAGGTAGCGAAGGCCGCTGGCGGGCCACCTGCCCAGTCGCAGGGCTAGGCGCAAATAGAGAAGGCCCCCACCATTCGGCGGGGGCCTTCGTGCATTCGTTTTGACGGGCGAATACTCAGAGTCTATATGAGGCGGACGTGAACCCAAGCCTCGTCATGGACGGTCTCGGGGAGCATCCATGTCACGGTCTTCACGGTGAAGACGTCGCCGGACGCGGCAAGCTCGATCTGTTCGCCGACGCGGGGAGCGTGCGGGAGTCGCTGGGGCGGAATGTCCGGGCCGACCATGGATGAGATGACGTCGAAGTCAACGCGGATCACTTGCGTATCTCTTCCACGGTGCCGCCGATGATGAGCGCAGCCACAGCGACCCATAGGGTGCCGACGGCGAAGGCCAGCCAGCCGAGGCCAGCGTGCCACAGGAGGTCGAAGCCCCACGCCGTGAGCAGGCCGGTGATGATGATGAAGCCCACGAGGGTGACTGTGCCCATGATCTTCGTGGTGAGGGTGTGCCGCTTGGCGGGCCCGGGGACAGCGTTCCCGCCATGGTCACGGTTGCAGTAGTCCAGTCCGACGCCGTGGACGCAGAGCCCGTTGATGGTGGTGGTCATGACCCCAGCCTTATCGCGTTCCTCGCGGCGGACCTGCCGGACGCCGTACTCGGGGTAGTCACTGGCGCGTACCTTGTCGTTGCTCATGCGTTGGCTTCGTCCTTTTTGTGGTCTTTGATGAACTGCTGGATGGCGGGGTTGTTGTCGTTCCAGATGGGGGAGTTCCCGGCCCGGGCGTCGGGTTCGGGTAGCTGCTTCAGGAACGCGTACTGCCGGAGGTTTACCTCGGTTAGGCCGGTGGCCTCGGACAGACTCTTGTAGGTGTGCATTGGGGGGTCCTTTCTTGGGGGCTGTGATCAGTATATAACGTGACGTTAGGCCCGGGCTACCCGCCCGGGCCCTCAGTCCTAGAATGCGGGCCCGGCGCAGATGACGTCGCCCATCTCGTCCCGCATGAACGCCGTCGGCTCACCCAGTGCGTCGGAGGCCATGAGGTCTACGGATACGTGCCCTACCCAGTAGACCGTGACGCCGTCGCGGAACTCGGGCTCCCGGTCGGTCAGGTAGTAGCTGTTCGTGTCATCCTCGCCCAGCCCCTCCAGAATGGCCTCGGCCAGTGCTTTAGCGGCTTCAGGGAAGGTGATCTTGATGGCGGTCATTGTGACTCCTTGGCTTGCGGGGCTGGCGGTTCCTGCCCTCATGGATCAAGTGTATAACAGACTGTTAGTGGATGCAAGTCCTGATTGGGGGTAATGTGGCAAGTGGTTCAAACGGTGCCATCCGGCACAAGGAAGCACCCCCGGCGTGTACCCCGGGGGTGCTTTCCTTTTGCCCTAGTGCTGGCGCGGCGCGGGCACCTGTCCGGGCAGGTAGTAGCCCCGCTCGGTCCCGTCCTCGTTGTAGGCCATGCCGCCGTGGTCATGGAGCCGCTGTTGGATTTCAGCGGGCAGCATAGGTCGGACGCGGTAGTAGATGACTTCCACGCCGTCCACCACGCCGGACTCCGCTACGGTCCAGCCGCTCTGGTAGTCGCGGTCATAGCCGGAGGTCCAGAAGGCTTTTACGTCCATGCCCATTTGGAAGGCGGCCATCTGGAGCATGATCCGCCGGGCCCCGGTGCGGGTGAACTTCAGGCCCGGGTCCCGGGTAAGGCGGACCTCGATTTCGCGGGGGGTTGCTCTGATGATGGTGATGTTGACGCCGGTCATGGGGTTCTCCTAGCTTCGTGGCCTGCCATGGTGGCTGGCCGGTCCCCCAAGCATATAACAGCCCGTTAGTCATTGTCAAATCCCTAACCGGGGTTGCGTTCCCTAACAGTCTGTTATAGACTCGTTTCAGCGGGGCAGCCAGCCGGGCCGCCCCCTGAACCCCCGGGAAGGGGTGAGCATGACTAGCAAGCGCTGGAACGCACCGTACTTCATGGACAGTGTGGGTCGCCGCCGGAAGCTGTCAGATAGCGCCATGAAGGCTATCTGCCGGGAATACCACGACGGCGAGACGGTGCGGGAACTGGCCGAGTCCTACGGCGTCAGCACGAGCCTGATTCGGAGCGTGGTCTACTGGACGCCCCGAGCCAAGGACGAGCCCAAGATAGAACTGTCCGAGGATCAGGGCTAGTCACCCCCACGAGCCCGCCGCAGCCAGCGGCGGGCTTTCCCCTTGCCCCGACGCTTGCGCCCAAGGTAGGCTACCTACTCCGACACGCCGACGTCGTACTTCCCTAACCCGGGGTAGTACGATGTTCGCATGAGTGCTACCCCCGAAGCCCCCGCCGTTGCCCCCGAGTCCGAGTGGGGCGGCCCGACGTTCAAGACGTTCAAGAAGCGCTACGTCCGCATAGTCCGGGCCGGGGACTCCACCGCATGGGTCCATGCGGAAATCGCGGACATTGTCCGGGAAATCTTCCTCGCAGCCGAGGCGCCCTACGGTGAACTGGCCGCCTATGACGCGGAATCCACCAACGTCGCGGCAACATACGGCACCTACCTCCCCATCCCGTGGACGCTGGAGCTTCAGCGCTGGGGCTTCGGCATGCATGGTGACGGCATCGTTTTCGAGGGCTCCATTGATGACGCCCGGGCCCTGTCCGAGCAGGCCGCCGTCCTCGCCGCCGAGCGGGAGATTGCCGCCTCCGCCCCGGCCGTTCCCGAGGACCCGGACACGTGGGCCGCTGTCCTGCCGGGTGCCCGGAACCTCCGCCCCGGCGACCGTGGGGACGACGTCCAGTTCATCCAGTTCCTCGGCGGCCTCACCCCGGATGGCCTGTACGGGCCCAAGACTGAGGAATTTGTCAAGTACCTCCGCAGCAAGTGGGGCCTCGGCATCCCGACGGTGACCCTGCCGGAAGGCTACGCGGGCCCCACCCTTGACTTCGTCCCCCTCGTGGACGCTGAGTTCTGGGGCGGCATCCTGCCCCGCAAGACCCTGTATTCCATGGGGCAGGGTGACGCGGGATTCAAGATCAGGGTCCTCCAGTCCGCGCTCGCCGCCGCTGACTGGGCACCGGCGCACCTCGTGTCCGGCCGCTTCGGCGTGGAGACCTCCAAGGCTGTCCGCCGGATGCAGGCCAACTTTGGGCTCCGCGTCACGGGCCGCGTCCGTCAGGCGGAGTGGCTGGCCCTCGTGGACTTCAGGTTGCAGTCCTAACCCGGGTTAGGGTACGCTGTAGGGGTGCCCAAATGGGCGCGTGAACCCCTATAGGAGTACATGTGACACCCCCCGCCGATAAGCCGCAACTGCCCGGCCAGATCAGCCTTGACGAGTACCTGAACGCTGACTTTGACGCCCAAATGGAGGGCGAGGCAGAGGTCACTATCTCCGGTGACCCGGACGCAGCACTGGCCATGCGGAAACTGGCAAGCCTGCATAAGCAGAAGGCCGCGAATGACTCCATAGCGGAGTCGGAAGTGAACCGCGTAGCTGCATGGCTCGCGGACGTCCAACGGCCGATCCAGAACAAGATCGCCTTCCTCGAAGACAAGCTGGCCGGGTTCGGCCTGCATGAGCGCACCACCCACGACCGCAAGACCATCAGCCTGCCCCACGGCAAAATCGCCACCCGCCCCATCCCGGCCGAGTGGACCGTGGAAGACGCGGACGCGTTCATCAAATGGGCCAAGGAATCCGGCATCGCTGACCTCGTGAAGGTCAAGGAAGACCCTGCCCTCACGGTCATCAAGAACGCGCTCCAAGGCAATGAGGACGGCACCGTCATCACCGTCGAAGGTGAGCCCGTGCCCGGCGTCAAGTACGCCCCCGGTAAGGGCTTCAAGGCCACCGTAACCCCCGCTAAGTAAGGAACCCCACCATGTCAAGACTTCAGCTAGCCAATGAGGCTGTCCGCCCGAACCTGAAAGCCCGGATGATGCTGTCCGGCCCATCCGGCGCGGGCAAGACCCTGACCGCCATCGAAATCGCCAAGACCCTCACCCCTGACAACAGCCGCATCATCGTCATGGACACCGAGAAGGACTCCGCCCTGACCTACGCGGACGTCACCATGAGGGACGGCAAGAAGTTCACCCACCTGCCATGGGACGCCCCGTATGCGCCCCGGGAACTGGCCCAAACCCTGAATGAGGCCGGGAACGTCGGGGCCTATGACGTGGCCATCGTGGACTCCCTTACTCACTTCTGGACCAAGCAGGGCGGCACACTGGACATGGCCGACGGCCGGTTCGGCGGCTGGAAGTCCGCCCGCCCGGCGCAAGAGGAAATGGTGGACGCCATCCTCGGAACCAACCTCCACGTAATCGTGTGCGTCCGCGCCAAGGTGGAGTACACGCAGGAGTACAACGAGCGGACCCGCAAGCAAGAGGTCAAGAAAATCGGCATGGCCCCGCAGCAGGACACCACTCTGGACTACGAAATGAACATCGCAGCCGAGATGGACTTGGAGCACAACATCTTCATCAGCAAGTCCCGCACCACGGAGATTCCCGTGGGCAGGACGTACCCGGCCGGGCACGGCTCGGAACTGGCCGGACAGTATGCCGACTGGCTGAAGGGCGGCGTGGAAATCGCGAGCATCACACTGGAGGCACTGAGGTCCCGACTGAACACGTTGCCGGGCCCCGTCCGGGATCGGATGCTGGCCCTGTGGCAGGAGCGGAACCTGCCCGCGCTGGAGTACCTGAACCCTCAGCAAGTCCTCCGAGTGGTAGGGATCATTGATCAGGTAGAGTCAGAGTTCGCGAGGACGGCACCACTGGCGCAGTCCCCGCAGGCGCAGCCTCAGACCATGCCGACGCAGCAGCCCGAGCAGCAGTACCTCCAGCAGGCGCCGCAGGGTGACGCGGCCGCAACGGCAGTCCAGCGGGCACGCCAACAGGGCGGGGACCCGCAGGCGATCAACGCGTTCCGTGGCACCGCGCCGGGACCGGAAAACCAGTACCTCAATGGCTAGCAGGCTGGGTTACCGCGCCTACCTCGCCACGCCCCCGGACCTCCGACGGGAGTACGCCGTGGTCTTCATGAAAGCGAAGCACGACGCCTCGGAGAAGGAAGCCCGGGCGGCGTGGCTGTTGGTGGCAGATAAGCACCCCATGAACTGGGGCGAATTGGAAATGCTCTCAGTGCGTGCCCTGAAGGTGGTCAAGGGGACCGCTGAAAGGTGATAAAAAAGAGTGGCCGCCCGGCTAGGTACGGGCGGCCACTCTGAAAAGCATTTACGCTAAGGAACCCCTTCCCAGCGCACCCCACGTCTTGGGGAACCGGCCATGCACCCGGTTAGGAACGGGCGCCATAGCTCTAGGATAGCAAGAAACGTCATAACCTGTTAGGAAACCAATTGCCACACCCGTCAGACCGTCGTGGATTCACCCCGGCGCAGCAAGAAGTCATCGCAGTAATCAAGGCCGGGACTCAGCCCGGAACACCTTTCACGGGTACGGCAAAGAGCATCGAACGCGCCATAGGCGTAGGCATCACCCTGAAGCAAGTGGAGAACGCCTTGCGGGGTCTGGAGGCCGCCGCATGTGTCACGAAGACGTGGAACCCTGACCGCTACGTCTGGAACTTCACCCTGTCCGGCGAGGCCGCCAAGTGAACGCCATCGCCATTCCCTCCATCATCGTCACCAAGGGCACCCCGCAGGCCGTCAAGCTCTACGGGATCATCGCCCGGGAACTCCACTTCGGCAACCCCGCCCCGGCACGCAAGGAACTGGCCGAGGCCATGGGCTTCAGCCGCACCAAGTCCGTCGATTCCTACGTGAAAGAACTGGAGGACCTCGGCCACCTGAACGTGCGCCGAGTCCACGGCCAAGGGGCCCGCAGCATCTACTCACTGGCAGGGCGGTAACCCATGCCGATTCGCAGATCAGGGCTGGCCTTTGAGCGGAATTACACCCAGATACCCAACTCATGGCTCCGGGACGCCCGCCTGAGCTACCGGGCACGCGGCGTCCTCGCCATGCTCATGACCCACGCCGAGGGGTGGCAGATCAGCACGGAGGCCATCATCAACGGCGGCCTAGAGGGCAGGGACGCCATCCGAGGGACCATCAAGGAACTGGCTGACCTCGGGTACCTCACCCGGGAAACGGCGCGGTCTGAGGGCAGATTCAGCGGCACCGACTACGCCATCTCGGAGCCCCACACAGAAGCACCGGCGCCTGAAAATCCGTCTACGGTGGATTCACCGGGCCCTGAAAATCCGGCGCCGGTTTTCCCGGCGCCGGTAAATCACCCCCTAAGAACACTAAGTTCTAAAGAAGACCATATTGAAGAAGAACATTCCGTAACTGCTGACGCAGTTACGGGCGGCGAGGGTGAATCCGGGCAGGGCGAACTCATTCCCGTCGAGGCCGCCACAGGGTCCGCGCTCATGATGGCGCAGACCGGAACGGAGTCCGTGGAGGCGGTCATCGCCAAGCGGGCCTACGACGGCACCGGCGGAGCGCTGACGTTCATGGCCATCAAGGGCATCGCGAAATGGGCGGTCCACACGAAGGGCGCACACCCCGGCGCCGTGGATAACGCCATCGCCACGCTCTACCGGAACGGCCGCGCCGTGACCAAGCAGACCGTAGGGCAGTTCCTCGACGGCATCATCACCCCCACCGGCCGGACCAACCGCCCCGTGGAATCCACCACCGACACCCGCGTGTCGCAGACCTTGGCCATGCTCTCCGAAGTACCTTCAGAGGAAGCCGACCCCTTTCAACTGAGGATCACTGAATGAACCGCGACGACACCATCAGACTCTTGGCCTACGTGCAGGCCGCAGACAACCGCACGGTGGGGGAGGCCGACATTCTGTTCTGGATGGACACCCTGCCGGAGAATCTGGACCTCGAAACAGCCAAGGCCGGGGTGCGAGTGTTCTTCGCTGAGGCGGCCACCCGGGCCGATGAGCGGATATTCTTCACCACCCGCCACCTCATGAGATGCGTCAAGACCGTGAAGCACCGGGCCGAAGTGGAGGCCGCCAAGGCCCGGGCCGAGCGCCCGGCCATCACCCAGCGGCACCGGCCCCCCGAGGGCGGCTGGCGGTCACTGGTCCCGCAGGGCCCGCCGAAGATGACCGAGAAGCACGAGGTCTACACCCAGAGCATCCCCATCGTGGTCCCCAACTACGGCGCCGCACTGAGGACCCCGTGAGGCGGCAGTCATCGAAAGCCCGCAAGGTGGCCTTGGAGCGGTCGGAAATCCGGCTAAGCCTCCACGCCCACCGAGGGCCCTACTGTGAAGCCTGCCCCACCCTCCAGCCCCACAGGGACCCCTCCCCGTGGACGGACATGCACGAGGTCCTGTCCCGGGGGCGGGGCGGGGACCCCACGGACCCGGACAACATCCTGTGCCTGTGCCGATGGTGCCACCATTGGGTGACGGTGAATCCGAAGGCCGCCACGGAACTCGGATTGCTCCGGGGCCGGACGGCGGCCGAGCATGCGGAACTGTTCCGAATAGGGCCCATATCATAGGACCTCGATGTTTTCCCCTAACCCGGGTATAGTTACCGGCATGAGTCCCACCAAGCCCACGGCCCACGACTTCAGTGACGTGGTCCAGTACACCGAGCTACTGAGGCGGAAAGAACGCGAAATCGAAGTTCTGTCCCATCAGCGGCACCTCGCCGCCCGCCGTCATCACGACAACGGCGCGACATATCCGCAACTGGCTGACGCCATGAACGTCTCCGAGGTAGCGGTTTACAAGATGCTGAAGGGTCGGAACAAGTCCATCGCCGAGCGCGATAAGAGATCCGCCAAGTAGACACCCGCCGCCCGGCCTGCTAACGTTCTGTTAGTGGGCCGGAGTGGCGCCACAAGACCCGAAGGAGACCCGCCATGGAGCAGCACTCACGCACTTACCTGACGATCCGCGAGCTAGTCCGTGGCGCCTTCGTCATGGTCCTGCTCACCGCCCCTATCCTCACTGCCGGAGCCCTCGGCAACGCACTGGTCGGAGTCCTGCCTAAGTGACTTACCCCCTCGAAGTACCGGCCGCAGCTTGGCCGCTCTACAAGACCATGCTGGAAGCCACCGAGGGGGACACCACCCCGTGCCACATGGACCCCGACCTGTGGTTTAGTACCCACCGTGGCGAGCAAATCGCCGCCGCCCGCATGTGCCTTCGGTGCCCGGTGCTGGAGGAATGCGAGCGTTACCTAGCCGCCTCAAATGAACCCCTCGGCGTGTGGGCGGCACGCCTTCCAGACGACAGGACGAAACGTGTCACAGCAAACGTACAAGGACGAGCTCTTAGGGATTATCGAAGCTGACTGGGAGCGGGACCCCCGCACCATGCAGACCCGGATCGGCCCGTCCGGCATCGGCCACCCCTGCAACTACTGCCTCGGCTGCATGCTGGCAGAAGTGAAGAAGGTCGAGGACAAGAAGTGGGCCGACGGCTGGCCCGCGTTCCTCGGTAAGGCCGTCCACTGGGCCATCGAAAAAGTGTTTGAGCGGTGGAACCGCAAGCACTTCACCATGCGTTTCCTCACGGAGCAGCGCGTGAACGTCGGCCGCATCGGCACCATCAACGGATTCGACCTGACCGGCTCATCCGACCTCTATGACATGGTCCGCAAGGCCGTGGTGGACTGGAAAGTCACCACGGATAAGAACCTGTCCAAGGTGAAGCAGTACGGGAAGTCGGAAATCTATAAGGTCCAAGGGCACGTCTACGGGCTCGGCATGGAGAACCTCGGATTCGAGGTGAAGGAAATCGGCGTCATGTACCTGCCGAAGATGAAGAACTTCATCAAGGAGGCCGAGTTCGTCACGGAGCCCTACGACCGGGATGTGGCCCTCGCCGCCCTGAAGCGGGCCAGTGACATATGGGACCTCGGCCAACAGTACGGCTGGGGGTACATCCTGCCCCGGCTGAAGCACGCCGTGGACTGCTGGGACTGCACGAAGTACGCGGACGGCGTCCAAGCCCTCATCGACAACTATGACGCCACCCTCCGAGCCAACGCCGCCGGACACACTGACGAGAACCCCGAGGCCACCACCGCATGATCACCATCGACGCCCAAGGCGAGAACTTCGCCATCAGCTTCCCCTATGACGCCCGCACCATGGACACCGTGGCATCCATCCCCGGCTCGACGTGGTTCCAGCCGGGCAACTGCTGGCTCGTCCCCCCGGCCTCCGCCCACTCGGTCCTCCTGTTCATGGCTCACCTGCCGGAGCCCGGGGAGGTCACGCCCGGGGCGCAAGTGATCTTCAGGGCCGCCGAGGAACGGCACCTACGCGCCGAGGCGTCCGGCGCCCTCACTACGGACTGGCACCCCTCCAAGCCCCTCGGCCTGAACCTGTACCCGGCGCAGCGGGCCGGGGTGGAGTACGTCCTGAACGCGGGCGGCCGGTGCATCATCGGCGATGAACCCGGCGTCGGCAAGACCCTCCAAGCCCTCGCGGTCATCAGCGAGTTGGACGCTTACCCGGCCATCATCGTGCCCCCGGCCATGCTCAAAGAGAACTGGCGCCGGGAGGCCCGGCAGGCCCTCCCGAACAAGACGGTGGAAGTCCTGAAAGGGTCGAAGCCGCTGCCCCGCCTGCTGTGGGCCGACGTGACCATCATCAACTACGACATTCTGCATCACTGGGTGGACGTCCTGCCCGACCCCGAGGCCATGGTCCTCGATGAGGCGCACATGATCATGAACCTCAACACCATCCGGGGCAGGAACGCCCTGAAGCTCATGAACCGCAGCAAGAGCCGCCTCGCCCTCACCGGCACCCCCTACCTGAATAAGACCTCCGAGGGACTCTCCCTCATCACCGCCATCGGCCGGGAGGATGAGTTCGGCGGCCGCGCCATGAAAGCCACCTACGGCAAGAAGCCCCTCGCCCTGCATAAGGCCCTGACCGAAACGTGCTACCTCCGCCGCCGGAAGGTGGACGCCTACAAGGACATGCCCGGTCGCTTCTGGCGGGAACTGTACGTCGAAGGGGACCCGGCCATCATGGAGGAATACCGGGCCGCCGAGACGGACATTGTGGACTACCTGAAGCGCCGCGCCCGGGAACTCATGGAGGCGTCCGGCGCCACGGACGAGCAGGCCCGCACCGCCGCATGGGTCGCCGGGGTGAAGGCTGAGGCCGCGCAGCACCTCGTGGCCCTGAACCACCTCCGCCAACTGGCCGCCCGGGCGAAGATGCCCGCCGTCATCGAATGGTCCAAGAACTTCCTGCACTCCGGCGAGAAGCTGTCCGTTTGGGGCTGGCACCGGGTAGTCGTGGACGGCGCGGCCGACGCCCTGCAAGCGGTGAAAGTCGCCGGTGGGATGGCGGACTCCCACCGTCAGGAATCCGTGGACCTGTTCCAGAACAATGACCGCGTGAAGGCCATCGCCTGCCAGATCACCGCCGCCGGTGTCGGCCTCACCCTGACCGCCGGATCGACGGCCGTCTTCGTGGAGCAAGGGTGGAACCCGGGCACCATGGACCAAGCCTTGGACCGGCATCACCGCCTCGGGCAGACCGACACCGTATTCGGCCACGTCGCCCTACTGGAGGACACCGTGGATGTGATGATGTGGGACCTGATTGCGGCTAAGCGCGTGGAGGTGGACGCGGCCACGGACGGCATCGCCGCTGATGACGTGGAAACCTCGGTCATGCAGGGGCTCCTTGTGGGGCTGACCGAGCGCGGTTTGACCACTAACGGGGGTTAGGGGTACTATCGGGGTGCGGCACCCGCCGCACCCCTAGAACCCCACTGGAGAACCCCATGCCTGTATCACACGACCTAGCGCTCCGCCGAGCGGAGTATGACGCCGGACTGAAGCGCCGCAAGTCCGACCTGAGCCACGCACTGGCGGAATGGTCCGGCAAGGAAGCCGACGAGTACGAGGAATCCGAGAAGGTCGTAAAGCTGGTCATCGACGCCTTCAATGCGACCACCAGCTTGAACCGCCTCACCCTCCGTAAGCACGGGCCGGACGTCTTCAAGTGCCTGACCCTCGTGGACCTGCTCAAGAAGGTCCGCGCCTATGACTGCACCTGTGAATGCGATGAGTGCCAAGACGCCGCTCACTCGGACTGCACCGGCGACGACTACGGAGACCGTTGCTACCGGGACGCCGGAGTAAGTCCCCTGCCCGGCGGATACCGCGCCAAGACCCCGCACGATCTGGGCGGACCCACCTGCGACCCCTACCATAAGCCTGCCGTCACCTACTGGCGCGGCTACTGGGTGCAAGACCGAGACCTATTAATCAACAGCATCACCGCATTCAAGGAGCCCCGCCCGTGACCGAGCCCAAGTTCATCCCCGTCTTCACCTACGGCACCCTTCGCACCGGGCAGTACAACGCGAAGCTGCTGGCAGGCGGAGTCGAGTCCGCCTTTGACGCCACCGTGAAAGGCTTCACCCTCTACGCGAACACCTCAGACAGCTACCCCTACCTCGTGAAGGATGAGCAGGCCACGGCGCCGGTCAAGGGCACGCTGTACCTGCTGAAGTCCGAGCACCCCGCATTCGTGAAGGCTGACCGCATGGAACTCGGCGCCGGGTATAACCGGGAAATCGTGAAGGTGGACGTCGCGGACAAGCGCGGCGAGGTCCACGAGATTGACGCCATTTGCTGGACTTGGAACCGACCCCAGTGGCTCGGCGCGAGGATTCCAGACGGTGACTGGATCGCCTATGCCGAGACCCATTCACCCGTGTTTTTCCGCGCCGACTCGCGGAACTGGAAATAATTCGGAGAAACTTACAATCCCGTGTTGACACCAGCTAACAGACCGTTATATAGTTGCTTCAGCGGGGCAGGAACAGCCAGCCCCCCAAGGCTAGGGAGAGCCAAATGACCACCACCGCCAGCACCGTCACCGGACAGACCATCACCGCACGCGGCTACACCGTGAACGTTCTGGACATGCGCCGTCCGGCCGTACAGGCCCGGCAAGACCTTAGCTGGGAACTCCGCCAGCAGGGCTACAACAACGCCGACATCATGGCGATGGTGGGATTCAATGACGTCTCCAGCGTCTCCACCGCCATCAAGAAGGGCAAGGCCCGCGCCCTGCTCAACGCCGGACAGGTCAGCTACCGGCGGTTCGGTGTAGAGATAGAGTTCACCGGCTGCACCCGCGATCAGGTAGTAACCCAACTCCGCGAACTGGACCCCGAGTTCCCCGTGGAAGTACAGGGCTACAACCACCGCGTGACCAGCGTGTGGAAGCTCATCACCGACGCATCTGTCACCTACTCCCCCGAGGGCCAAGGGCTGGAAGCAGTCTCCCCGATCCTGAAGGGCGAAGAAGGCTTCAAGCAGCTTTCAACCCTCCTGAAGGCCATCCGGCAGGCAGGCGGCAACGTGGACAAGACGTGCGGCATCCACGTCCACCACGACGCCAATGACATGACGCCGATGCAGGTCTCCAACATGGTGACCCTCTACACCAAGAACCAGAAGGTTATGGATCAGTTGGTAAGCCGCTCCCGCCGGGCAGGCGAGAACCGCTACTGCGAGGCCCTGCCGCTGCACGAGGCCACCGAGGCCGCCGAGCGTCTGAAGCTCCGCGAGTCCGTCAGTCACTTCAACCGGTTCCGCACCATCAACGTCACCAGCTACCCGAAGTACGGCACGCTGGAAATCCGCCAGCACCAAGGCACCCTGAACGCCCGCAAGGTCTCTAGCTGGGTCAAGGTGGGGCAGGCGATGATGGCCGTAGCCGTCAAGCTGGCAGAAACGAACGCAAGCGTTCCGGTCTTCCAGACGGTCCCCGAGTTCATGGACTACCTGACCCGCGAGGGCAAGCTGGACCACGAAGTAGCCGAGTACATGGTGGAGCGGGCCGAAGACCTCAACGGCTAACCACCCCGAGAGCAAGGCCGGGGGGCCTCCCTGCCCCCCGGCCTCATTCACAACTAGACTCCCTAACCCCGGTTAGGGTAAGATCATCAGACCAAGAACCCCAAGGAGAACCCCATGTGCGGAATAGCCGCAATCAGCCTCAGCCCGAATGACCGCAACCTCCACGTTGGCGAGGTGGCCGCGAACCTCCTGCGAGGAATCGAGTCACGAGGCCGCCACGCCACCGGCGCCGCATGGTACCGGCACGAGGACGACACCGTGGCCATGACCAAGGTGGCAGCAACGGCCACGATCTTCCTGAAGCACCGCGAGGCCATCCTGCCCGCCACGACCCCGGCAATGCTCCTGCACACCCGCTACGCCACCCACGGGAACGTGGAAGACCGCAACAACAACCACCCCATCCAGCACTCCAACATCCTCGGCATCCACAACGGCGTCCTCCAGAACCATGAGCAAATCCTCACCGATCTGGACGTCACCCCCAATACCCCCGTGGACTCCGAGGCCATCATGGCCCTGCTCAACGGCGGCAAGCAGCACCCGGCCGAGGTGCTGGGATCACTCCGAGGTGACGCAGCCATCGGATGGATCGACCTCCGCGAGCCCGAGGTCCTGCATCTGGCCCGAGTCTCCGGCCGCCCGCTCTGCATAGCGCAGACCGAGGGGGGCTCCCTGCTCATGGCATCCACGATGCAGACCCTCACGGACACCGCCCGGGTCTGCAAGCTGGAACTGGTATTCAAGGAGGAAGTCCCCGAGGCCAAGTACCTCCGCGTGATGGAAGGCCGGATTGACGAGTACGTGGACATTCAAGGCGTAGTCAAGGCCGAGGAAGGATGGCGCAAGCAGTACGCGTGGACGTCCGGGCAGGGCGCCGCCAAGGAGGCCCCCAAGGCCGCCCCGACGCCCGCCGCACCCAAGCCCGGACCCAAGGCCATCACCGGCGCACTGACCCCCGCACAGTACGCCGAGAAGGCCGCGCAGCGCGTGAAGGTCTAGGACCCCCACCCCCGTTAGGGACACCCGATAGGATGGACTCCATGACGCACGAAACACAGGGCTGGAAAGTCCG